GTCACAAAAGCGTCACCACAAGGAACCTCGTCAAGAAGATTCAGCTTCTTGGCCATTGTTTTATAATCGTTGTCCATGATCCGAGCACGGTTTACGGTCTCGTCATAGCGCTGCTTAAAATCATCGTACTGCTTCTTCTCTTCCAGCAGTTCTTCAATATTAATCGTCGTTAAGAAATCATCATAAGTTTTTAGCTTACCATCAAACTGAGCTATCTCTTGTTTTAGTTCGCTGATGTTATCCTTTGTATCTTGAACGTTGGTGGTTAATTGCTTTCTTTTCTCGACCAACTTCTTGATGTTTAGGCGCTCAGTAGGAATAGAGTCGATCTGCTCAGTCAAATCATTGTACACTTGCTCGTTTTCAACCAACTGTAGGCGGATAGCATCACAGTTCTTAGTGTCGGCTAGTAGTTCTTTCTGAGCTTCTTCACAGTGAACCTCAGCAATTGCGATGTCTTTATCGTAATCTGTGTCGCCAACGCGTCGTAGAACAGCTTTTAAGTCAGCGGAGTCCTCTTTTGCTAGCTTAAACTTCTTCTCAAAGATCTCTAAATCCAAGAACTTAGCTAGGATCTCCTTGCGTTTTGTGGACCCCTCCTTAATAAAGCTTAAAGAATCAAGCTGGCTAGCCATTGACGTCAATAAAAAGTCCTCAATTGTGCCAAACTGCTTGCGAATATTAGCATCGGTCTCGTTGCGGGTCGTGCCGTTAAGGCTTAAATCGCCGTCTTGTGTAAAATCCAAGAAGGTCCTAGCTTCATTGGTTTCTACGCCCTTGAGACGCTTTATATACTTCTCGGACTTTCTCTCGATAGTGTAGGTCTTCTCACCAATTTGAAGGTCAATCGTGCCAATACAGTTCTTCTTGTTTTGATTAATAATATTGTAATTCTTGCGTTCGTTCTTTGATGTTGTGTTAAACATAGTGTAAAGCATACTATCAATAACCGATGACTTGCCTGAATAGTTCTTACCGAAGATACCCACAATCCCATTGAGGTTTGTAAAATCTAGAATGTTACTTTCCCCGTAATTGAACAGATTGTCCCACTCAAAGCGATTAATATTCCAATTTACGTTTCTTGCAATGTCTTCGTTCTCCTCAATGTGGGAGTTATACTTGCGGTTTAACTCGTAAATCTTCTGGATGATTTCCTCTGTGGGCTCATAGTCCTCTAGATACTCGCGCATTAGACGTTCCTGAACTGCGACATCTCGTAAGTTTTCGACCTTAAAATTATTTCCAAGACTGACCTCCCCTCTTTCACCGGCTGCTCGGTTCAAAAATGAGATAGACTCAGGCTTAAAGCGAGACTTTGCCACTTCAACAGCCTTACGCATCACGTCCAAAGGAAGATTGTTGTTACTTACAAGGCGAAGACGAGCACCAGAAGGAATCTTAGTGCCCTTTGGCATACGCCCCTTCGGCGTTAGTTCGATCGTCATAAAAGGTTTTGGATTCAAAAGAACATGATGATTAACTGTAAACGTGTTTTTATCTTCGATATCCCAAATCAAAAAGCCCTTGTCGTTGGTTTCGCCGTGGTTCTGCTGGACAGTTGAACCGCAGTAGCGAACTCGGCCCTCTGTATCAAGAATCTGGTTTGTCTTGTGAATATCCCCAAGCATTGCAAAGTCATGACCAGCAAACACGCCAATGTCGTGATCGCCGTGATCCATAACCCAACCAACGTCAGTGGACACTCCACCGATCGCGCCGTGGTATAAAGCAATATTAATCCGAGATTGGTCGCTCGGAGCAACCCAGTTCTCCTCATCAAACACGGATAGCACGTTGAGGGCGAGATCCGGCTCTAGAACGGTTTCACCAGCATTCTTGAGTAGATGTAGGTTCGGAAGATTCAAAGCGCTTACAATGGGTGACAGCGCGTCCTGGCGGCTACTGTTCTTTAAGTTGCCGTCGTGGTTGCCGAGAATGATGTAGGTTGGCGCGATTGCCTCTAGATTCATAAAGAAGTCGGAGCAAAGCTCAACGAACTCTGGTGATATCTGCGTCTTGGTGTGGGCGATGTCGCCGCAGTGGACAATGTAGTCCACATTCTCTTTACGAAGAACCTCGTAAAGTTGTTTGAATACCTTCTTGTATTCATAATGATATTTTAAATTTTTTATATGCGTATCCGCAATGTGAGCAATTCTATACACTTTATCCCCTAAAACAAAACTCTATCACCAGTATACACTAGTGATAGAGCCTGTCAAGTGTTATTTTTAGATTTTATTGATAGCCGAAGTTTTAAAAGTTTCTTCGATAATCACGCTTAATGTCGTGAGGGCGTTCCCCAGCGGCTAAGCGTCGTTTGATTTTATCTACATCACCCTGATGGAGGCGACCTTTTGACTTTTCAAATTCTGCTTTCCGAATAAGATCCTGAGCCTCCTCATCTTGTCCCTCTTCCATTGGAGCGTACATCGGGTTAGCGAGGATGTGGCGAAGAGTAGCAACCATCGGAGCATCTAAGCTCAGACTAAGGGCCTCCAGATCAGCGGGAGTCATTTTGTTCAGAACATCTCTGGCGTTAATCAGAGTAACGAGACGGCCTTCGGGGGAATCGAATGCTCGATCACGGGTCTCCTCGTCGTCGGGTTCGGCAATATCTTCAATACCTGCACCGGGGCGGTCGGCTCCACGCATGGCATCCATCTCTTCCTTAACAGCAGCCTTCAAAGCGTTGCGATTAACTTTGATGTTCTTACCGCGGCCAGTGTCCTTATCGAACTTAACAGCAACGTTAGTATTCTTTGTTCCCGGGTGGGTGACAATACCGTCGCCATACTCGTCGTGGGTTACTTTCTGACCAGACTTAAAACCTTCTTCAAGCTCTCCACGATCTTTCATATCCAAAGCGATCGCAACAGCCTGATCTTGTGGCTTATCTTCCTTACCCATAAGGTAAGAAATCTTCTTGCTTACTTTGTCTTCCCCTTCGTTGGCGAACTTTCTAAAGTTTTCTAATATAAGTTTCATCTTTTAATCCTCTAGCAGCAATTGCCTGTGCAGCAGCAGCAGCAACGTGGTGTAAATAAACTTACAATCTTGTTCCATAAATTTCTCATTTTGCATTCTCCTTGTCAGATAGCAAGTCGTTGCCCATATCGCGAATCTCGTGGAACATAATTGCTCTTTTAAGCATTTCTTCTAATATAATCTTAATCAATCTGACTTTATCACGTTTCACTATATTACACAGACATTGCTAATGTCAACAGTAAATAGTTGTCTGGTGTGATAAGGGTCGCTTTGTTGAGACATTTCTGAAAATCATCCTTCAACATGGACCCGACGTCCTCATTATCACCAACATCAACTTTCCAAACTTCAATGTCGAAATTCAGTAGAGTCCTAATGATATCCAACTCTTTCTTCTTGGCGTCCGGATCCAGAGCAATATACACGCCCGCGTCTTCCTTGACAATCTTCTGAAGCAAGGCAGAGTTCTGATTTAGCGTGGAGCCAAGAAGAGGCACAGAGTTACGCCCAGCAACGATAGCATCAAACACTCCCTCTACTAGAATAATGTCCGAACTCCAATCCACAAACAAATCATTGAATATAATGTTTTTGCTCGCTGGTGGGTTCTTATACTTTGGATAAGCTCTCTTATCATAGGACCGAGAGATAAAGTAGTTTAGATCGCCTTCGTCATCAAACGACGGAATTACAACGCGGCCTTCATACTCGCCCTCACTACAATACCCCATCTTCCACCAAACAATGTCTTGTTTCGTGATACCGCGTTTTCGGAGGTAGTTTCTAGCAGCGAACCCAGTGGGTGGCATATTTTTGTTAGCCAAAGATACAAAACCTTCGGGCATCTCAAGTATTTGTTTTTCTTCTACTTTCTCTGCAAAAAGATCTTCAAGCTTGTCGTAATCAACAGTTTCTGTAATTTCGCGCCACTGTGCTTTATCATGACTACTGCCGAAGCGGCGAATAATACGATAGATATTTTTACCGCGCGTGTCGCATATCCAGCATTTGTAGTAGCCTTTAGCCACATTGACAGAAAACTTACGCTTATGATGATTGCAGTAAGGACAAGAAAAAAGGTGTTCATCGTTTGAACGGTAAGATGCTCCGAGAACATTCGTTAGAATCTTAAGTTTCTTGCTGTCCATTTATCCACCCCGCCTTTGCAATCACATAACTATCCGATCGGTCGGCATAGCCAGCCTTCGGATTACCGTATCTTGTGTATTCTATATCAAAGGAGGGTACGTTGTCAAGGACAAACTGAAGTGCAACGTCTTTTGCCTTCTGTCCCTTTGGAACTTTAATGCCGCAGCTCTTTCTAGCTGATGTGGCCGCAAGATACTGCGGCTCAATGCCAAAAAGATTATAAGATATCCACGACACAATTCCATTTATTTTTGACAACAAAGACAATGTTTGCGCTGATGAAAACCCAGAGCGGAAGGACTGCAGTGATTGCTCCACATAAATGTGTTCAATAAAATAATCATTTCGTATTGCAGCCAAACGACCTTCAACTGCAGAGCATTTCTGAAAGAAATTCTTTTCTTTACGAAGATCTATGTGATCACAAACGACGATGTTCCCGTCATTATCTAATATGGTGTAGCCAGTGATACTGGTTGAGATGTCAAGTCCTAAAATCATATCCGAATGATATCAGATGTCAAGCTTAATCTTAAACGTAAAGTCTCGTTCTACGGTTTTCTTCACTGGTGTGGCGACTTTGGCAATACCAATAAGGTTTCTGTCTTCGTCGTAAATACCAATCTTTGAGATGTATGTTGTCTTCTCAAAAGATCCAGTTGGGTCTGGGTATGAGGAGCTTACAATATTCTTAACTACAATCGTGTCACTCTCTATATACCCCTGCGATCCGGTTGATATTAGTGTCTCCGCGCCATTTGCTAAAAATGATGGGCTATTGGAGTGGTTCAACTCTCCTTTAGGGGCGTTTGCAAACATGGTAAGCACTTGCGTGTTTGTAGTGCCGCTCATTAACATACCAAAAGAAGAACTTGGCGCTGTTATGGAACCAGAAATCGACTGTCCAAAGTACGTCCAATTAGCCGTGCTCAATCCGACCGAACTAGTGTAATAATCTTGATTTGCTGAAAGGTCGGTCGAGCTGGTTAAGATAACAAAGCCTTCGTTGTATAGAACCAACCCGACAACCGAATCAGTTAAAGATCCGGTACCGTACGTTTGAATTAACTCACCGTTTCTTTTGGTGTCTTGTGCCCGGGCGATCAAAGTACCTGAGTGGAAAAATTCTAAATTTACTGACCCTTTCTTGATTTGACTCCCATAGAACACACTTGGTATCGAAATAAGACCCACGGACGAACTATCTAAGCTTCTGTTATGTATCCCGGCTACTATAGAATCAGCCGAGGAGGAATATTCAAAATGAGGAGATATATTTCTATAATAGTTAATCGTGCTCTTAAGGGCGCGCAGATTCGTTATGGAGCCGTTACTAGTGATTATAGGACCAGTGGCAGATTGGCTTACAACCGCCGATTCAAACCTCGCATCCGTTGCAGAATAGAATTCTTTAGATATAGACGCCGTATACGGATAAAGGCTGCCGGTAATAACGTCACCCGGAAGTTTACTAGCAAATGCGGCGGCTGTGCTAGTTCTAAAGTTTAATCTTGATCCGTCCTTGACAATCCAAGGATAGATAATTCCGCGGTCGATGATTCCATCTGGGCCAATCGTCCTGCCTGTACGAGAGTCGGCACGATCAACGTTTAATTCATATAACGAAATGTTACCGGCGTCAGTTAATCTAATAGAGCCTGTAAACGATCCTGATATATTTGGTGTGTTATTGTAGTAAGCCGAACCACTATAAATTACAAATTTAACTTCTGGGTATAATTTTAGTGTATTGGTAAATACATCATTCCTGTTAAACTTGTAAAAAGACATCTAACACCCATAACATTATTAGTAATCTAATCTTACTCTAACTGTGAACTCGTTCGTTGGGTCCTTCTTAAGCGGCTCGGACAACTTTGCAACAGCCAACAGTTCATTGTCTGGTGAGTACAGCCCCACAGTAGTAGCGTAAGATACCGGAACATCTGCGGAGTCATTCTTGACCACCAGCTTGCTGGCACTCAGATATGTTGGGTTAGCAGAATAGTTGAACTCATTGTGGTTTGCTCTGCAGAAGTATACTGTAGAGTTTAGCTCAACTGAGTTATTAAATGACATGTCGTAAACTCTGTGTCTAAACGCATCGCTGTTTGCCTGAATAGTTGAGCCAGTCAATACAGCATCCATGATTTCACCAGCGGAATTCATTTGAGCACTAGAACTAAGAAGCCCCTGGAAAACTGAGGCAGTAACTACGGCGACACCCGCTTGATAATAAATCAGTCCAACTGGTTGCTGTGTCGAGCCAGTAATGCCGTCCAAAGGAGCACCCACCGAATTAGTTGCGTATAAAAGTCCATATTCACCAGCAGGAGAATTGACCTTATAAGAAGTCACTCCATCTGCATCTAACAATTTAATACGAGTGCTGTGTGGGTCAGCGTGAGCTGCCTTTACTCCCAGCTCTAGAGAGAACGAACCTTTCTTAACTTCGTCCTTGGTAAGGAGTCTGGTAAAGTTAATTACGATGGCTTCATTAATCTTAGTGCCACCATCAGTTAGGTTACCATCTTCATCGAAGCGTCGGATATCATTATTTTCGTCAAAACCTACAAGTACTTGAGCCATCTGGTTATAAATGTTAATCTTTTTAGCGTTCTGTGAGTTTGCGGCACCAGAAAGCGAAGAAGCATTGGCATAGCCAGTTGTTAAATCAAAAATATGGTTAGCAGAGGAACTCAAATAAGGGTAATCATAAACAGACTGAAAAATACCATGTGAAAAGTTTTTGATATTTTCGTCTGCGTAAGTTCCTGATACTATCGCACCCGTGATAGGAATGGCCTCATGGAGAAGGTTCCTAGTAGAAATTACATCTTTTGCATTTAAAGTTTTGAAAGTAGTAGCCATTTTATATTCCTATACCTATACCGATTTAATAAATCTAATTGGGACGTCTACACGATACCCGGTGTTAACACCTGTTACTCGAACAGTTGAATCAATAAATCTCCACTGATTTGCTGATAGATTGTTTCCTGCTGGGTTAGAGAAGACCGTTGTAGCCAAAGAGCCGATCTGCGTGAAAAGAAAATCGCTAGTTCGAAGGTCCAAAGAAGACCCAACTCTAAACTGGAATCTTGTTCCTCTTGGCCCCGTAACAGATGATTCTGTTGTGCCACCCAGGTTTGTTACATAGCCCGCTCCTGCAGTCAAGTTAAAGAAATAAGAAGCAATGCTATCATCATCAATAAATGAGGGTGTTGCGCCCGGTACCGCCGTATCGGTAGACAATGCTGTATTAGTAGCCGTTGGAGAAGATGGTGGTGGAAATATCTGACCCAATCTATTATCTAGCTCTACAATGTACTGAGTTTCTATTAGATCTCTGGCTAACGTCTCTTCGCTTGATATTTCGGTTGTATCAAGTCCCTGATCAGTCGCAATGTGCGATATATCATCATTAGGCTTATAACCGTTTAGAACGCCCTCTGAGAGTGTCCCTAGATTATCAACAGTAGTCTTATCTACTGGAATAACAAATGTTCCAGATGAGTGCTTTGCTGAGCCCTGCCCTGCAGTCGTAAATAACTTCACAACCGGAAGATACAGCAAATCATTTCTGTTCACCGTCAAAAGCTTTGACTTCATAAGAGAGGTGTTGTTGGTAAAAGCTTCTAGAACTGGAGACTGAAGGATTGTTATGTCATAGTAAGCCGAGCCGCTAGCGTTGTTTTTATCATACAGCCCGTAGTCTATTTCATCATCGCCTAAAGCGAATTTTGAAATCCTAAAGGTACCATCGCCCTTTGCTAATCGCATCCTGCCTGTGTCTGTTAATACGGCGTCCAATATAATGTCGCCTGAGTTGTCTAGAAATCCCATGTGTTTACCTCTCGTTATTTAAATAGTTGTTTGTTTTAAATAAATCCTATGGAGTTATAACTCCAGTGTTTTTGAATGTGACGTTTAAGTCTACTTTTCTGCCTGTCTTTTTGCTTGTCACCCTAATCTTCAACGTCTTATCCCAACAATCAGCATCAATATTGTTACCAGCATCATCTTGGGTTACTTGGTCTAGAATATTATTTCCTGGCAATGTGCTAGTGGTAGCTGTTTGACTTATTGGAGTCATATATTCCAGATTTCTCAACGAAGGCTCAATATAAATATATCTTCTGCCTGACTTGTTTTTATTCTTTTGGTCTATTGCGTTTTCTAAATAAATAGTTTTTAATATCAAATAAACCTGCCCTTCGTTATCTACGAGTTCGGCCTCAAAAATGTGAGTTGGATTTGAGAAGTTATTGTGTACATCAATCGCCCTCACGCAGTAATAGTATTTTGTATTTGGAATAACCTCATCAATCAAGTGGGCTCCGGACGCTCTTTTATCTATCGTTATTCTGCCACTGACAACTTTATAGGGCGCCGTATTTACAGCAAAATCTGTGTATGAGTTAGGTCTCGTTGTGGTTCTAAATACCTCATACCGATCGATAGGATCATCATTCTTATAGGTTATACGAAGTTTGCCATTCTCAATCAATTCTTCTAGAGTTACATCCTCTGCTAACGAAGTGCCTCCATCTTGTGCAATATAGTGGTTGATTATCGCTTCTCGATCTGTTTCTTTAATGATCACCGGAGTTGTTGTGTACTCGCCAGTGCTAGAGTTCAACATCAAAAGAAGCCGATTGCTAACGCCGCTATATGGAACGATCCTAAAATCTGGGGGCACCGGCGGATTGTCCAATATGGCACTGATATGTGATGAGTAAGGTATGACCGCAGCGCGAGCATCAAGGTCTGATTTAATCGTTACCTGACCGCGAGGGACTGGTCCTGCATTCTGAAGATCGGCTACCTCAAATCCATGCGGGCCGGTCTTAAAGTTAATCTTAAAACTTTTTAGCCCACCGTAAACTGTATAGGGTGAATTAGCACCAAGTGTCGAAATCAGATATCTAACATTAAAGTTGTTTTTAGACTGATTGGTGTTATAATAGCCACCCAATGTGCGCGCACTAATATTATAGTCGGGATAGACATCTGAAGGGTTGTTGACTGCTCGGTATGTGCTGGCAAACAAATTATTGATATCGTTAACGAACTGTTCAACTGAAATCACAGAATCATAATTATATTGTAGTGGTCCAAAAGAAATATCCACAACAGTACCATCGTTGTATTCCTCTTCTATATCAAACCACCACTCTGTCTTTACGGGACTTACCATTACAACTCCTTAAGGTCCTGTCAGTCCATAATTGAACATATTATTTAACAGACCAGCTGCAGTATTAGAAACAACAGCATTGTTTCCTGCCATATTACCAGCGGCAGAATTTCCTACGTTGCTTGGGGCATTACTGCCGGCTAAATTTGAAACCGTACCAGCAGCCATGTTTCCTACGTTATTGGACATATTGTTGGCTGCGGTGTTGGTGAGTGTTTGAGCAATGTCAAATACGTCATTAATCGGGGGTCCGCCAAACGGACCGACGGCGCCTGCAGGAATACTCGGATCGGTAGCTACAAACTGCCCCAAATCAAATCCTTGAGTAACATCAATGGTAATTCCGCCGGCATTGATAACACCGTTCCCTAGTTCGGCTGCAATTTCTGAGTCCATTTGTTCAGATATTATATCCTCGGCAAACTGGGCAGCCTCTCCTTGTATCGTTTCGTTGGATTCTTCTATGCCCTCATCAATCGCATCCCCTATAGGATCCTCTTCGGGACCGCCGAGATCTATGATAATAGGATCGGGACAATCATCTTCTGGTATTGTATTCAACGGTCCATATATATTCAGTGCGGTTGCGGGTACGGCACCACCAGTGAAATTTCCATCAAATCCGGTGCCATATTTTATTCGTATTGGTAATAAACTCAAGTCAGTTTCAGCTATTTGTCTAGAGTTTTGGAAATCTCCTACTGTATACGAGGTGTCTGTTCGGACACCAAAAATCTGATCTATGTTTGCTGCTGCAGCAGGATCACCGGACTGGTATACTTTATATACATAATTACCCAACTCGTTCATGAAGATTGGGAACTCCCCGGGCTCCTCGTCTTCCGGTGTATACTGGAAACCATTTAAGTTATTGGCGATCGAGTAGGTCTCCGTAGCCTGGAATGCGACCGCTTCCTCCGCGTAAACTCCTAAAGCGTTAGCTAGCGCGCGCCCCTGCCCGACAGCGCCAGAATTAGCGATAGTAAGCACACTATCATAATAGTAACTTTCACCTATGATCATACGAACTTGCTTAATGTCGTACTGATACCTGACACCATACTTTATCTGCGTGTCGTAGTATACGACGCCTTTTCGGTTGTATATAATGTCTCGTCCAAAAAACAATCGCTGCACGACTGGCTCTGTGGCAGCTGCCGAAGTTTGTCCTGCCGGTACAACTCTTTTCTCAACAACATACATAATTGCCTCAGAGTTGTGCATTGCGAGGTTCCTATGAACAGGGAAAAAGCTCCTTCGGTAATCGGCAACTATGTTTAGCGCCTGCGTGATTAAAACTGTTGTGAGACTGTTAAACCAAATAGAGTAATTATCATACAGAGCGGTGGCCGTTGTAGGATCTGTGTCGGTCGCGGTGATAAGAGAAGCTCCCAACTTGCTTGAGGCACCCGTCGAGAAGTCCTGAGAACTTCCTGGTCCTCCTGTGGAATTAATCAGATCATTGATGAATTCATACGGTCCTCCGGGTGCGGGCGTACCATTAGTTGTTACGCCTTGTAAGAAATCTTCTAAAACATCGTTTATCTTAACTGGAAGAGGTATCTCTAGATTATTGGCAACAACTTGATTGTTTTGGGTTGTGTCGTAAATAGTAAAGGGCACCGTGGGGGACTGTTGGGCGTTATTCAACTTAAGTTCTTTTATTGTCAACAATTCCAAAGTCACCAAGAAACCTAAAGTAAAATCCTCACCTATCGCGCCCTGTAAAGCCTCTATGACCGATACTGAACCTTGAACCATATCCCACTGGTTATCATAAGGTATAGTAATCTTATTGTAGAAGGGGTATGTGTCAACGGCTGCCAAATCGTCCGACGTGTCATCTGTTCCGCGGTTGTCTCTAGCTATGTTATTTATATCCGTTAGCGTATTAAAAGAAATATCAGGGCTTAACACCGCCACATTTCCATAATTTTCAGTGTAACTCTGTTTCAAAATTGATAGATTGTTACAATAAAACTGAAGATATCCTTGAGAATTAGTTTGATTTTCAGTTATATCCGACCCACTCAAGCTCCCAGCTAATACATCTTTGTATTCGCTTGTTGTGACTTGCTCTCCAAGAGCAAATGGAATATACGCTGCCGGAATAGAATCCCCTGGGACGTCCGAGAGCAGTGTCGAAATTTCAACATGGTAAAAGTTCGGTATTAAAGTCTCTGCCACGCTTGAAATAGCTGTTTCGTAATCAGGGCTTGTGTCTAAAAACCGGTTGTATTTAGGCTCTATTTCAATATTGTATCCTGACGCCGGCGCTTGTGGGTCATAGTGGTCATATGTAAACTTATGACTTAGTATCGGATTTCCCGGACCGGCGGGGGATTGTGCCATTAATGGCAGTGTATTTTGACCGGCGCCGGCCATTCTAATATCTGTAGTCAATAAGCCGTATGGTGTCTCGTCATTCTCCGGTAAATTTTGAGGGTTTACTGAGAAATACTTCTCAAAGTAAGGAACGCCCGCAACGTTAGTTCCGGGATTGTCCTGGTTTAGAAGATTATTTACTTGGACCGGACCATCGATATTGCCATCATTCCAAGCATCTTCAAAAAACGATAACGTAACAACGTGAGTTTTTGTGTCTTTTGAATAGGCTCCTGGAGTTGTTTGGTAGAAGCCACCCATCAGGCTCTTGTAAAAGGGATGACTTACAATCCCATCAAACTGAACGTTCGTGTTAACCTCTAAGTTGCCGTTTTCCGCATTTGTCCGCAATGCTGGAACATCTCCCTGGGCATCTCTAAGTCGATCAGCCGATTTCCAGTCACTCCGGATTAAAGGATGGAGTTGGAAATTTCCGCGCTGACGCTCAGTTTCATTGAGCCCGAGAATGTTTGAATTTACTGCTTCAAATCTTTTTGATGCCATTTTTAATAGGATCCTCGATTACTTGCTGTTGTTGCCCTGGGGGCTGCCGTGACCGTTTGTGAACCGCGCTGTGTCCCAGACGACTGTTCCGTCGCTGAAGGCATAACTTGTCGACTTGAAAGGTACTCAGACATCACTACCCCAGAAGCTCCCTTAATGTTGAGGCTTTCATTAAATAGTTTTGTTACGTTTTTGTTTATTGTTTTCATTACGCGCTCAGAGCTAATATTCCCTGTCGTTGTTCTTGGGTCTTGATCTCCCAATATAAACATTTCGTCGTATCTCTCTAATTTAAATTTGTTGGGCACGTTTAAAACATTATTGGGTTCAGTAAGCCTACAAAGAACCGGCTTATTAGAATTCCTAAGCGTATCAAAGTTTTGCGCCGTCATAGGCGCCCAAGAGTCACCGTTACCCACAGAGTATTCTATCTTTACAACTGAATTAAAATTAAGGTTTTTCTCTAGAACATTAAGACTGTTAAAGCTTTCTGGTGATTTTGTCAATTGTTCATAAGCCAGTGATCCAGAAATTGCCTCTTCGTTAACAGGCTTCACATCTTTGAAGTCTGCCGCCTTTTGTTGAATGGCAAATTGTATTAAGTTACTGTCAATATAGTCAGATCTGCGCCTGCTCATTTGTTTTATTTTTGATTCCAAACTTCCCGAAACTGCAGCTTTGGCGCTTTTATTTTCTTTTGCAAAGTCACTGGTGCTTGAAAAATAGTTTGATGAATCCGCGGCAGTCGATACTCGTCCGGAAGGCTTTTGGTTATATACACTTTTAAGAGGTATAACGCCCGGGGAAAACATAATCCCACTAGCGCCCAACAGAGATTGAACTGCATCAGATTGACTATCCTTTAAATTAGAATTGGCTTTAAAGTTTTTTGATTTTGTTGAAACTACTTCGTTAGCTTGTAACAAATCTAATGATTTATTAAGTGAATTTTCCTTTTGCACCTTAAATGACGTAGTATTGGTCTTAACCTCACTGGGCGATATGAATCCAAATTTATTAATCTCTATATTATTTGTAGAGGCAACATCATATTTGGCTTCTTCACTAATGATTCTGTTTTTAAACTGATCAAAACCAATTCTACTTAATCCTGAATCTGATTGCTGGACATCATTTCCTAGGTAATCAAACCCCGCTTTGTTTGACAAAGAATTCAAGTAATTCTTTTTTATGTCCGAAACAACTTTGAGCTTTCTCACTAGGGGCTCGGCGCCCGCGATTGATGAATTAAAGTTTTGGCTCTTTTGAATTTTACCTGTCGACTTGTTAGATGTTTTATGGATCATTACCTCCACAAAATCATTTAATATCTTATTGAACTCCGATAGAGACTTTTGGCTAGCCGAATATGGGCTGGCGAAGGTAAGCATATTTTGTGCTATTAAACCGATTGGGATTGGACCGACTCGGGCGCCAAAGACAAACTGCAAGATCGATATGTAAGCCTCTAGAGATGACTTCCAACTCTTGTCGGCTGCTAGCTCCGTTTCTCTCGCTATAACGTTTTGCTGAACATCAAAGCCTTTTTTGCCATAATTATTGAATTTTAAATTATAAGAATTAGCGATTGTTATTTTATCTTGAAGATCACCAATCATTTCAGACACTATCTTTAATGAATTATCATTTATTTCAATTTCAATATCGTAATGATAATATCCTTCAATCTCATCCTGCATTTGATTGTCCACTATTAGCAGTGGCATAATGCTCACTCCATTATCAGATGCATTTGCTCGTATAACTTTAACCGAACCATCCGACAGGGTTCCGACTAATCTTCGGGATGCTCTGCTACTTATAGTCTGCTCGCCCACTGGTCTTATAGGCGTTAGGTAGTTGCCATAGCTTGTGGATTCAATCTCACGCCGATAAACTTTTATGTCCAAAATATCTACAGCTGATAATAGTGCTGTACTGTTGTCAAACAAGTAAGAAAGAGCGGCGTTACTTCTGACATACTGAAGGAAGTGGAAATCGGCACAAACTCTCACCGACCCATTTTTTGTCCTAGTATAACTTACATTGCTGAAGTATTCTCTCATGGACGGCTCTGTTCGAAGTCTTGAACTAACCAAGGAGTTAACAACAGAGGTGCGGTAATCTTTAATTTTTTGATTTGGTACCTCAAACTCTTCAAGTCTCGGGTGGCGTCTATCGCTATGGGTATCACCCGCCATCAATCCCGTTTGGCTGTGTCGGTGAACTGGCCCTGCCCAGATTTCCCCTTCCGTGCCGAACCCTTCAACAGTTTCTAATAATTTATATACAACAGATGTTCTATTCACAACCCCAGCGGTTTTCACTCTTTCTACCAGATGGCGACTAATACTAAAGTTTGTGCCCAAACTTAGCTGCTGATCGGTGACTATCTCACTGGTGAAACACAGGATTGAGAGGTGTTGTAATGGAATCGTGCTTTTAATTACTATAGGTACGTCCACTACTTTAGAAAAAATTGTAGAATCTTCTTTGCTGTTGAAGTATGTCTTAGATCCTTCTTCCGACAAATTATTAATGTGAGTATTCTTAACTAGGTCAGACTGCCTATAGGCATATCTTTTGATTGTATCACCGACACCCAAGAGAGACTCCTCATCTTCACTGGTGATGGCTGATACATTAAGGTTAAACGTCGTGTTATAAGTTGGCGATGTTGTTTGCACAAGCGCACGAACAATTATACTAAACTCTTTTATTTGCTCTTGTTGTTGATCGGAACGCAAAATATCTATTTCTTTAATCAAAACAGTAGGCAGTGTGGTGTCATAGACGCCGTTTGAAACATTCAACATTAGCAAGGCTCCTCGTTATCAGAAATATACAAATCTCTTGAAAGTTGAGTTCTGGCAATCGTGCCCTTAAGGGTGCTATCTTTTATACCCAATCTTTGTATAACTTCATCTGGCATTTCTGAGTCAACAAAAATATTTGCAAAAAATTCAACTTTTTGATCATTGAGCACCTCGCCTAGGTTTTGAGTTGTGAGGAAAGTTTTCTGCGTGTAAGTTCCATCAGAGCCGGACAAATATACTTCTACATCAAAGTTATCTTTCAGGTTATCGGTGTTTCTCTCCACAACATCCAAAACTAAATAATCCTCCTGCAGGTACAAAGCTACCCCGGTTTCACTGTCTTCTGTTAGTCTCACGACCTTTTCTGCTTGCTCGTCTGTAAGATCGTCCAACTCATCATCTGATGAGTAAAAAGACTTATAATCAATCGTTACATCAATTTGTGGAATATTACGCACAATACCGTCTGCCAAACTAGTATTGCTGGCTGTGAGGTTAACTGCCTGATAGTATTGACTGGAGGAGATTTCATTCTCAAGCGCATTGATGTGCCATGCCGGCGCATATTGCGTCTTAAGGTCGCTGGTTCCTAATGGGTCAGACCCTAGAAAAAACTTTTGTGCAAACTGCGGAGTATCCTGGAACGCGTTAACGAACGACACAGAGTTCTCAGCTATTAAGTATTGTCCTGATGGATCGACTGCTTGAAGTGGATCCGAGACTTCCTCCAGAAATTGATTGACTCTTGTTTCGGCGCCTGTTGTGCTCTTTTGAACTTTAAGTGCCGGCGTATCGAAGCGGATTCTCTGATCGGCATTGTTTTGATCTTCGTCAAAGCCTGCTGCTTTAGTATTGTACAATATATCATCGTCAAAAAAAGCATAAAATGCTGGCTTTAAACGTCCAAGCTCTAGCTTTTTCTTGCCATATTCAGTTAGTTTAAATTCTAACACCTCTTCTTTTTTATCAAAAAAGCTCATTCTATGTCTTCCGAAATATATCTCACTGTTTCGTCAATCTTAACTAGTTCAACAAGGGAGAAGTAATCGTACGGCCAGTTATAAGTGTAATCTCCCACAGTTTGTGGGAATGCTGACACATCGTCCGAAACCAAGCGCCTTCTGGTCTTGTCAAAATCTTTTACAGCGCGCTTCTTAACTTTAAACACCATCCACTGAATTTCATCTGAGTCCCCAGCCAGAAGCTCAAGAATTTGTTTATCATCGATGACAACTTCATTTTGTTCAAACTTATCTCCTATGTCCGGTGGCAAGTTTTGCCACATGTCGGTGATGTCTTTCTGTGTGAGGGCTACGGAGAATTCAAACCCGTACATCAAAATAGGTGCGACGGTTTCGTTGATCACAAAATCAAACTTCGGCGGGAACACATATTTTTGTAGAAGTTTTTCAGTGTCAGAGTATTGCTGATTGTCTTTGCCGATTGGGAAAAACTCTCTTCGGTTCGCAACAGCCTTGAAGGGAACTGCGATGACTGCCTCTTCCAGCATCCCCGCGCTCTTTGGCTTTCCTATTCTCTTGGGCACACCGGTTTCAAACCCAACAACTTCTGCTAACGAGAATTGTCCTGCTGGGGCACCTTCTTTAATTCTAAAGAAGATTCCTTCGTTGTCTGTTGTTGGAAGCGTACCATACTGGTGCCACAACCCGTTAGTTTTAATTTGTGCCGAACTGGAAAGTCCGGAATCAACAAAGCTAGCTGTTGTGCTGCTAGTGGTTACATTGGCAAAATTCAAAACAGGTGTTTCAAACTTTGATTGTAGTAGCCAAACTTTCTTCTGCTCATTGGTTCCTTCCGGAACCTCTGTAAAGAACTGTGCTACATTAAACGAATCTCCGATGTTAATACTAACCTTGTCTTCCACATCCCATGGGTATGTGGTGGTATAGGTTACCTGTGCATTTGATAAAATTTCGTCTAAGGTAGGTAATCCAGTCCTCGGCGCCGTGAACACAAAGTCTACGCTTGCTGCACCGTGATAATAAGGAGGCACAACATGATTAAAGCTAGCAGACTGGGCTGCATAAGTACCCACGTCGAGCCCTTGTCCAATTGGATATCCAAATGCAGATTCTCTGCCGTACAAATCAAACGCAGATCTGTCAACTTGCAAATTTGAATCTAAGGTCCTAAACAAGTCCGCTCGCATGCGATATACGGAACCACTGTTCACAGTGTGGAATTGATCTTCTCGCTTGGACCTGAACGATGTTAAGCCATCCATGAAGAAGTTAGTTGTTTCGCACAAGAAGTTGTCAATCGCCAATTCATAGAATTTTTGACCAGCGTTGATTTTGACAAAGTCAGACCCAGAAATAGGGGGTGAGGCGCTCCTACGATTATACAACTCATCGTGATCAGAAATTCCCGTATCATAGATCGCGCCCGAGCCGGAAATAAATCCTCTTTCTAAAAATGCCAAGGGGCGCTGCAGTGTCTCAAATGGTACTTTTTGTATTTGATATCCACTATTTTTAGAATTTGTTGCATCATTGGAAATTACATTTAATAGCTTGTCGTATTGTACGGTGCCTTCTGGAAGATTTGTTTGCGCGCAGCTAGCTGTCGGTATACTTTCGTTCGTCTTAATATCTGTATCGTCTGACCCTGTATTGGTAAGAACATAGTTGCTGACCGCAAGCCCGGACTTGATTGTATTAAACAAAATTCCCGGTGCGAGAAGGGGCTCAGCAAAAGTCCGGAATACTGTTTCTCTTCGAGTCGCGGCATGTCCTGTAGTATCAACCTCGATATGGTCTCCGTAGGACTTCGACAGAATAGTTGCTAGTTCCAACGTTCTTTCAGCGGGGTAAAAGCCCTTGTAAGGAAGGAACTTAATTATCGCATTACAACTAAGGGATAATTTATCTCTTTTAATTTTTAGATCTCCAGATCTCTTATCGTGCAATGAATCGTCTATAACACTAAAATATTTAATAAAGTCAGAATTTGTGTACGTTTTAAAGAAATCAGAATTTGAACTATCGTATATGGATGCGCCGGTCAAATTAAAGATATTGTCGACATCAGCCAAAAAGTCTCCCGACTTTGTGTCAATATAAGTTTCAATCAATTCGCTTATTCTAAATTCCGGTACGATTGAATGATCCTTGCCAATTACAGCAATTCTTTCTGAGTACGATAAATAAGTTTCATACGGCTTTTTACCAGACTGCTGTCCTGCGAGCCACTCTGCATCACCAACGAAAATAGTAGTTCCAGCGTTATCAGCACTTGAAGAGCCGGCTGGAACACGAGAAGCGTACGTTGCGGCGGCTTGGAGGGCTTTATTTGTGCCAGCCGAAGCGGCGTTGTCATTATAGAACCGCGAGTAGCTATTCAGCAACTCACCAGAACCAGATGTAATTGGGCGGAAATTGGGCGACGGACCAGTAAAATCAAATTGTCCTGCATAGGTGCTGGTGAAATCAGAGTGCCCATCAAGTGGCCATATACTTTCTCCAAAAACTCCTCTTCCTTGAGAGTTAAAGTTCTCAACTGAAATAGAACTTCGCTCTGATCTTGTATCATTCCAAATGTTGGCGATAGTATATTCAGTTCGTCTTCTTACGATATTCTTGTAAGCATTTATCTCAGAAGGATATACTCTTTCCTTGTAATCAATGATTGTGCTTAGCTGACTAGACGTTACAAACTGGAATACTCTATTCAAAGAGTTGTTTGTTAAATCTGGAACAGGGATATTCAAGCGATTGTTCAAAGGCTCATTAGAGAAAAAGTCCAACTCGTTTCCATATGTTACCATCAGAGAGACATTGTTAAGGGGATTTGAGTTTTCTGTATTGTCCTCAAGCATTACGCTTGTGGGCGCGTAACGGCTACTAACTGGCTGTTCAGTATAATCAACAAAACCATTAGATTTTAGACCACGAACAAACTGGTACTTTGTACCATCGGTCAAAATAACGGGTACTTGCGGTGGCGGGGTTACCAAGCCGATCTGATTTGTCTTACGTAGAGTTCTAGCGACTTTTGTTTCGCCAGTTCGGATCTGTTTCCAAGTTGGATATCCATACGGACCATTTCTACTTGTATTAACAAAATTAAAGTAGTCAGCGGCTGTGTTAAGCGGGGGGGAAGCCCAGTAGTCATCATTGTTGTAAGAAGCACTGGCATCCAATGCTAAGGGGAACCCAAGAGTATGAGAGGATGCTGTTAACGGATCCAGAGTACGAGTTGTTAATCCGACAAAAGTTAGATCATTATAGTCTGTTCCAGAGACTATCAATTCACCTAACGTGCTGGCGCTGTAATAAGTTGGCGCCTGCAAGCCAAAAATAGTGGAACCGGAAGACAATGATGCTGTAACCCAGGAATATTGCTGCGTGGAGCGTGGGATCGCATATTGTACAAACAAATTATCGTGTACAGATTCTGTGGAATATCCGGCTGATGATGACTCAATTCTTTTTAGTGAGTTCCTGTTTGTCTTGTGCCAGGATGGTGTTGTTACATACGTCAATAATGGAACAGTTCCGAATACCGGGTCATGACCAAAGGCGCCGGCGTGTAACGTTGCTAGCTGATTAAGACCGCGAGGTTTGCCAAGCTGATCGCTGACTCTTATGGACCCTGTTAAACTATTATCGGTGTTGGAGCCTGATAGACCTCTGTTGATAATACCAAGATTTCTGTATGGAAGAGCATTATAAACAGATAGCTCTTCGTGGGCCGGATCCCTATACCCTCTAGAGGATACTTCGTATGAGCCCGGGGACGCGAACAAGTTAACAAAGATTGTCTTGTTGGAGTTTGCCCCCGTTCGATCCGGCAGTCGGTAATCCAAGTCGCCTCCGGAGTTTTCAGTTGAATCCTCTACCAGTGGGAATCGGCCTCTTGTGGCTAACGTTTCAGGATTAGCAGCAAAACTAAACGACTGATCTTGGAAGAAAAGATCGTTAATAGTTCGCCCAGAAGTTTGTATGACTTGATAGTTTTTCTGATAGTTACCGACTTGATTGTGTACTAAGGTCCCCGAAAGTCTTGTACCGACAGAGGCGGTTGTCATCAAGATATTCTTAATGTTTACAGGACGCTTTGATGTTTCGTCTCTAAATCGCTGCGCAGTCGCCAAATTTGGCAACCAACCTAGGGGTGCAGACCCTGCAGGAGAATCCTTGAAGGGATAGTTGGGGGGGATAATTCCGAGAGCACCTACGGCTCCAGTAGGGATTTCAGCACTGCTTGCATCCAAACCAAAAGCTAGCCGGAACCCTTCAGCACGAGTGTTTCTCGTATCTGAGCCGGCGTTTAACTCGGCGTGACGATAGTAGCGACCTCCGACAAACTTTTCTGTGAATGGCCCCTGTGCTGGAATATCAGTGTCAAAAACAAAATCATGGTGAAGATTGGTAATTGTTACTCCCGCTTTGTAGGAGCTTGAAATTGTGGTGTTATAAGTTGTTTGTTCAGATGTTTCATACAGACTGAACGGTGCCAACTTATTACCGTTCATCTTCAGCTTATCGTTATTCCCTCTGTTGATATCCGGGTTAAGTCCGAAGCCTAGTCTTTGCTTATAGGTTGGGTAAAACTCATCAGTTGTATCCAACAAACTTTCCACGTCCGTGTCGAAAGAAAGCATAATATTGATTGGAATATTAGAAGCTGGCAGGATGGGTCCATAAGGTTGTACGGCTTGAAATACGAAATTAACATCCTTGTTTTGGTGTTGTCCAACTCCACCTAAAATTTTAGAACCTCCGATTGAGAATCGATATGGTCTTAGATTTTCACGCACTGCCAACTGATCGATAACAGATAAAATTGCACCTCTTGAGTTGTTTACAGCGTTATCTTCCGTTATGGTCGGATTATCTCTTTCGGCTTTGTTTTTCCACCAAAGATAATTACTTTTCTGGTCCCCATCCGGTGGAGCATGGACATACTTCCACTTCTGGACCAGCTCTCGGGTGGACAAGCCAACTGTCCTTCTTCTTGGGGCGTGGGCGGGGTAAAACCCAGTTCCCTGCAGATCATCATCTGGTGACGATATCGCATCACCATAATCTACATTTGATGATGCCGTTGCTTCAAAGACAGATTTCTCACTGTCTATAAACGGAAATACGTTTCTGTACTTGCTTCTTTCTAGCGCGTGACTTTCAACAACAGTCCTAACATTATCAGCAAACTCCGCTGATGCTGGAACTAGCTGCCCTAACATAAATGACAGCGATGAATCAAACCACTTATAGAACTCGTAGAATCGGTCAAAATCTATCTGATCGTTACCGACCTTTTCAAAAAACTTTTGTCTTACGAACTTTAGAGTCTTATATTCATCGCGGTATCGGTTAACTCCTTCACCAATTAAATTATTAAAATCTTTAAGAGTTCCAAATGCGTTTATCATCTCTTCGGAGATAATCTTGCTCATGCTCTTTTCAAAAGCAAAGAAGTAGTTTATCGGCCTAGAATCAATCTTAAACTCTTTCTGATCTTGAGCGCTTAAAACTTGTACCGTTTCGGCTGGGGCGATGGTCTCCAGTTCATTGAGGCGAGCCGCAACAATAAAGTCTTTCTTAATTGCTGATGTTGATGAAGCTTCAAAACCAAAACCCTTAGCAGTTACTTGCTTGTTAACAGCGTTCCCAATCCATCCAAACCGTGTAGAGGCAAGTGTCGCGGACCCTGACGATTCGTCTTCTACGGTGAACTCACCGGAAGCATTTGAGCCCGTGTTTTGACTAAACTCCCAATTAAACGCTAGTGTATCTAATTTTGATACTTCACCGTACGACGCACTAACATCCCATGGGAAGGCATACAAGCTCGGACGCAAAGCACCATGATTTTCGGTATCCAGCGCGTGTTCGCGGAGCGCTTCATCTTCCACGTAGTCTAGCCAGAAACGGCAAGAGTTAACCTTAACATCTGATGTCTGCAACAGTGCCCCTGTAACATTCGTTCTGTGGGCACCCAAAAAGACTCTTCTTGACCCGCTAATAAACGAATCAGGAGGCGTACTGATTGTCCCTGAGACATTGAATGTATTAACGATTTCACCAGATCTAGATTCGACACCACTAAATACAACAACATAATTTCCGGAATCTGATGCGCCGTCGACAAAGTAAGCTAAAGGATACTTTTCTGGCTTTACTCTAACGGATAAATTCCAAGTAGAATCAGTGTACAAGTCCTCATAAAGTGAAGACGTTAATTGTGGCACAAATCCGCCAGCTGTGCCTGTTAGCATAAAGCGTGCATTGTCGGAATTTAACTCATCACGAACTGAGAGGATTTGGAAGTTAACTGCGTCTGTGGAATCCCAAACAGTGTTCGTCTGGTCCGCTATGGCGCCGTGTACACCAAAGATAGAAGAACTAATGGCATTTGTGAAGAAATAGCCAGCGTCTTGGTCCGCCGAGGGTTTTGTAGGGAACGTCACATCAGCTTCTAATGTAATAGCGTAGCCTCCAGTTAGTTCCGTGGCAGCGGGGATGACACCGGTTGAGTTTGGGTTAACCGAGGACGAAAATGAATATACGACGGCGCTCTTATTTGTGTTGTTGTTAAAATTAACAAGTTTATCATTAACAAGTATATTTCTTCTGTTTTCACGAAACTCATATTCAGTATTCTGGGCATACATGCTGAGTTTGATTAACTCATCGTCCACTCCAAATGATCGAATAAGGTTCCTAAAGGACTTTTCAGTACCCTTGGTCTTATAGATGTATGTTAGGTTGTTGTAGATATTTTGATAAATGATGTTCTTAATGTCATTTAAGGACTTATCATAAATTCTGTCTTCACTCCTATCGGCTAGTTTTTCTAATACATCAGCATCAAGAAAAATCTCCGGTGATATGAAACCATGTGAATTAAGCTTTTTATAAGAGTAAGGGAATGGTTTGTTGCTTCCACTTATATACTCAACATCTTTTAGGCTGTTTAACTCAGAAGCTTGTATATGCAGTGTGTCGAAGTAGCTCGAAATGATCTGTGTTAAATACTTTGCTTGTTTTCCTTCCTCTGTATCCTGTTCTGTAACCCAAGCAGGGATTGAGTTGTAGATAGAGGCATTATTACTTTCATCGTAAGCAGAGCCAGAATTAGTTAGACTCGCCTTAAGAGCGACAACATCTGGGTGATTTGACCTAATAATCGGGTCTAAAAATTCCTTTGTTGCTGCGTTTGAAAGTACTATAGCCGAACCAGTGTTTCTAGAGTTCGATCCATAACCAGTCCAGGCACCATTTGTAATACGCCCAGCGTAATCAAGAACAACGCTATCTGTTGCGGCTATCCCGGTAATTCCTTCATTAAACTTATAATAAACACCGAGTTTTGTGTTTGCATCTTCCTGAGTATCTGTAAATGGCTTTGGATCTGTGTTGGTACCGCCGCCGACTTGACTAATGAAGTACCTGCCAACATCTTTTGAGCTTCTTTGTGTTTTCCAATACCTAAACTCGTCAATGGAACCAGATAACTTAGCTGAGCCCTCCATATCGACTCCGTCATAGGTATTTCCTGAGACGGCGGTTATTAGGGCACCGATGTGGGCTCGCAAAGCACCGGTAACTTCACTAATACCGCTAGAACCAAGAACTGTGTCGTTATTGATCGTTCCGTCAACATAGAATTTAGATTCTATACCTGATGATGCCGACAGCAAAGAAATAGCGTAATGGTGCCAATTGCCATCTGCCAAGGACCCAGTTGTGAAGGAGGTGGCAGCAACTGATTGTTGATATATCCCGCTTGTACCCGACTGGGCAGTGATAAGAACCGGCGAGGTGCCATCTGTTGAGGCAGACAGTTCGATTGTTAGGCGCCCATAAGATGTTGATCCGGATTCCTCGCCGTTCCAAAGATCAAATACAACTTCTTTTTCAGTCAGACTGGAGAGAAATTCACTCTTGTTTAACCAAAACTCTACCGTTACACCATCGGCCAGATTATACTTGAGATTGCTTTCTCTGTTGGTGCTTGTATCGTAGTAATTAGAGCCTGTAAACTGTGACGAATATGGCGTCATGCCATCAGGATTTGGGTGCGGACCACCTTCAAAATAGATGTATTCTAAAGAAGATGGTAAGCCATATCCATTGGTCTTTGTCGTGGTTCCCCATCCATCTGCAGATATAATTGCATATCCATTCGTTCTGGGATATAGATTATCAAGGATATGCAGGTCAATAAAAGTTGACTCGTTCTCCCACTTTAATCTTTCTTTTAAAGACCCATCATAAGGATATGTATCATAGACTCTTTCAATTGATTGAACGTAATATTCTTCTGCCGAACCATAGCGAGCAAAACTAGATGGATCCGAGAAATCTACATTTGGAATGTAGCGTTTTTCATGAATAACATCTTGTCTGTGATATCCAACTGATTCAACCTCCGCTCCAATATCCTTTGCAGATTTATTTGAGAGGGAGTTAACATTTTTGGCTTTTTCAAATAAAGTTTTAAAACTCATACCTTAATTATCATTCAACTCTAAATTTAAACGTCTGAGGCTGCTCTTGCCAATCACCTATGCTGTCATTATAGTATGACAATCTTATTTCATACATGTAATCTGCCTCCAACAGCGACATATCTAAATCAAAGTAGCTCCCTTCCTTATCGTACGACAAGTAAGTACTAAAATCCGAACCTGTTCCAAACGGAATGGCGGTTAAATTGTCTATTACGCGATAGATGCCGAATGATGCACTCTCTATGATATCAGTTGGGTTGTTTGCCGTTGCGACCGTATAAAGCGTAGGAGACCAATTCCTATCGCGAACAAAGAATCTGAATCTTGCTGTGTCCTGTGTGGAGTACACCTTTTTAAGGTTTTTGCAGGACGTGATTCTGTTGAATGTTGGCGCACTATCATAGGTCGGCATCAATTCAGGGAAGAATGACCCTGTGAAGTATTCAACGCCACCAGAGTGCCACACATCGTGTATCTCTTGTAAGGGCGTAGAAGCCGCTGTAAGGGCTATGTTACAAGAATAGATGCCTGTACTCACATAACTTCCAGTAGCGTTTATATCGCCCGTAGCGGCGGTGCTACCGCCTCCCTGAAGGGATAGCTTTGAGCCGCTGGGCTCTCCGAAGGAACTAGAGTAGAATGAAACTAGTATACTGTTGGTTCCAACATCTGGAATATTATTAAGACCGCGGCGTCCATAATTATAAACCTGTAAGGTGTTAAGGTTGTCTGCCGGCGTAGCTCGTGAGGAGGAGAAGAAAAAGTTTTCTCTATCGTCCATGGTGCGGGAGTCCCAGCGAGCTTCAATGACTGGGCGCTTAAAAAAGAATTCAGAAGAACGTGCGAAGAACTTCTTTGTGTAATATGACTGAGTAGCGCCGACTGTGTTTTGGATTACAGACCCAGAGTCGGCCGCGGCGCCGGTGGCACCGTTACCCACTGACGAAGAAAAATACGCTTCTTGGCTGGCTGTGAGACGAATACCAAAGCCGTAATTATTGTATTCGCCGCCGGATAAGCCCTTGATCCAATTTTCTACAACTTCTGACACATCTACTTCTAAATCTTCATACCCTTCTGGAAAACTAACATTGTAATTGTCTTGGGGCAGGTAATCTCCACCGATACTTGTCCAACCGGTTGTAGATGAAGCAGATAGCCAGTTGGAGAAGCCAAGATCTTGATACTCATCCATATCAAGTCCAGTCCCCTCATTCCATGATTGTGATATGGGCGCCACAATTAAATTAAAATCTTGCGGCAACGTAAACGGATGCTCAGCATTAAACATCTTTAAGTAAAAAGATACAGAACCAGATGCCGGGATCGTGCCAGCTGTACGGTCGGTAGAAATTGAAGATACCGGAAACTGAATTAGAATCCGGGAAAGCTCCTGAGATTGTCCGTTGGAACCAGATTCTTGCCCGTATATAGAAAACACTTCAAGTGAATCAGCGTACCCCATATTGGAGCCTGTGCCTCTAGTTACGAGAAATGCTTCATAGGCGTTTGTTATTGTGTTATCGGCGCTAGCCGTATATCTAAAAATAGCCATTATCTAATTGATCCCTTGATATCGACATTTGGATATTTGAGTTCGAAAATGACGTTTGGCTGTGCTTCTATCATTCTACCGTCGGAGGACAGGGCTGCATCGAAATCATAGTTTGACTCAGAATATATGCCACCAGATTTTAAACCAACATCAACAGATGTAACATCCACAACACCATCTACTTTTTGCAATTCTTTATAGATTTCTGTAATCTTTACTGGCTCGCCAATGTCTTGTTTCATAGAAAATTTATCTGCTAATCTTTGGTTGCAAGTCCCAATGACATCAAAACGGTTTGCATTTATATCTATCAATATCTCATAACTGATATCAAAATTAACGATCTCAGCATCTAGAATATCAACTGTGTCCGATATCATTTTATACTGAGTGATCCAATTTTTTAAATTGTTTTTAAGAGTGCTATTAGCAACAATCAATTTTCCAACGCTATTTTCTGACATTACATGAATGTTAACATTTCTTTTAAACTCATCCGGATCTTTTGCAATGGCGACGCGCTTAATCATTCCAAACTTTGCAGGCATACCATAACAGATAGCTTGGTAATCTTGTGCCGTGACTGCTCTATTTTGTGTTGCGAAGTGGCTAAACGCTCTTTGCCGGATTTCCTCTGACGAGGGCAGGGATACGCTGCCGACAAATTGTTCTTCATTGGTGGCTTCCAATGAGCTGATGACTGAATTTCTATTAGCCAGTGAAAGGCTGCCCTGATTACCAAACTTAAAGTTTGCTGCAGCAACTCCCGTAATCGTATCCACGGCAGCGTTAACATCTGACGTCGTGTTGAAACGGTATTGAACTGTCAGGGTTGTGTCGGAGGGTCCTACTCCAAACTTATCAGTGTCTATGAGTTTTGTAGGGTCAAAATCGGCGTCTGTTGTATAAGTTCTTCCGTTTAGGTCCAGTACAACTTCTGTTGGATCTACAACAGGGTTAGTAAGGTCGTTGCTATCCGAACCGTATCCAAACTGGATAAACGTCTGATTATTAATGGTCTCGACAACAAACCTTCTAGCTACCGGGGTGGCTTTTAATAAGTTAGGCACTGTTGAACGAGTAGTTGTTGTATTTCTTATCGCTTTATAAATAACGTTCTGAGATAGGTGGTCCACTTCAAAATATTCATTACCTTCGGAATCTGTCACACTAATAATATTGGAGACGTTTGTCACTCCTAAGGGAACTTTTCTAAACCGTTCAAAGCTGCCAACGGCAAATGACTCAGTACCGGCGCGGCCGGAAACAGCTGTCCCTGTTGCTCTAATAACATATGTAAGGGGCGCGCCGGTTGTTGAATCAGCTGAGCCGACAACCACCTGATTTCCTTCTTTGTTAAAATCCACATCCTCTAATAGGGTGTAAAATCCGCCACCTGTTGATGTAAAGTTCGAACCAGCCTGCAAAACTGGTGTGAGAGTCGAGTCCGGTCCGAGTCCACTAGATGCGGCAGGTATCTCAACGAAAAATGTCATTCGCCCATATGAGGATGGGCTTGTTTGAAGTTTGTATCCAAGCTGTCTAGCGAGTCGAACAACATTACTATACTCAACGGCGCTGTCTAAGAAAGTCTCGTTCATTTGGTAATCAAGATAGAACGATAAAATGTCCCCGACGTATGACACAGTGTCAAGCATCAGAGATCCAAATGAGGCTCTGTTAAAGTCCTTGTAGGTGTTTGGATAGTATCTTTTGGCGAATTCTTCCAGGTCGCGCCGGATCGATTCAAAATCTCTACTTGTATAATTTATTGCAACGTTCTTTTTGGACATCTACTTCTACACCTTTAATAATTAGTTAATATTGTTATTAACCTCTACATTTAGAATCGCATTGGTCTGAAGTGGCAATATAGTAAACAATATAGAGACTGATAAGCTATTGGGGAAAAGATCAGGATTATTTTCTGGTACTGTAAAGTCAATCCTATCAATCCCGATGTAAGGCAAATATCTTTGAACCTGTTGCCTGATTTTACTATCTATTTCAGAGTAAGTTGAGGCTGTGTTTTGTTCAAATAAATATTTTTTCAACCCAACACCAAAATCAGTGTCCATTATCCTTTCGCCCGGGCTTGTTAAGACAAGCATTTTTAAATTTTGTTTTGCAAGAGAACTAAAATCCGTGATCAGCCCGTATGGGCCATAGATATCATCAAAAACTAGCGGTAGTTTTGGTGCCAAACCAGAAGCCATGTGCGATCCTCCTTCTTAAATAGTTGATTTATTTATTTTAGCACTCCTCGGAAGGTGGCGGTGCTGTTGCGTCAACATTGTCATCCGAAAGACCCTCGTCAATCTTTATCTTAAGTAATTCAATTAATAGATACAGAATACCCAGGGGCGACGGCGGGGCCATAAACATGCCCGCAACTGTGCCCTTAAAGTCAACGCCATCAAGACTAATTCTTGGACCGAACAGAGGCGAGTCTTCACCAATTACATCATTACTATCATCGACCACCGCGTCGGTCAGGGCTTCATTACCAATACTGTATAAGCAGAACAATAAAGATAAAACATCCTCTCCGTTAATATTTGCAGTTCTTATCGGAGAACTGTTTGGTAGGCTGTTGATAGACGCCGTGATCGCCCGAGAAACCTCCAAAAAGGCATCCGCTGTTATATCCTTGACTATCTTTGAGATAGCAATGTGTGGATCGATAAGCTCAACTAGCCCCTTGAGGATTGCAATCGGAGTTTCCTTCAAGAATTTTAAGAATATCTCGCGCGCCATGGAATTCATGTCTTGCTGACCGTTGTTAGCCAAAGTATTCGAATATTCGTCATTCAATCCGTCAGGCAGTGGTGGGCGGGTGGAAGCATCCGTCATATTCATAAAGTTTATGATAGCCCGCTTTGTTCCTCTAAAAGAATCGGTTATGTCTGAGAAGAACAATTCTGTTAAGTAGAAGTTGTATAGAAGTGGACCCATCAAAATTGCGTCTTGATTGAATACCTGTTGTTTGAAGATTTGGTACTCTTGACTCTCCTTAATAATTCCTACTATATTCTGAGCCAGACCCGTATTAACCTCGAATAACGTTGCTACCTGTGGGGGAGCGACGGCATCGGCGCGCTCCGTATAGTTGAGTCTAACTGTGCCAGCTGGGGTGTCGGGGGCAGAAAAAACATTTTGAAAATATAATCCAACATCAAAATCAGCATACGACGACGGCAATATATAAGACATAGAGTTTGCATCAGTAATAGCACTATCTTCCAGATTGTAAATGCCCAGAACGTCTTCTATGAAAATATCATCAAATGTTTTGTTCTCACCCTGCGGGTCTATAATGTTGTTTATGGCTCCAAGCGTAGACCTTTGTCCGGAATCCCAAGTGTAATACAACCTTTCCTCTACCAAAAAACGAATCAAGTCAGACCTTTCATCATTTAAAGGAAAATTGGCTTTACTTTCAGTTTCATTCAACTCAAAGCCCTCTGGTATGTTATATGGAGGGTATGTGTGAGCAATGCCCCCGTTGTTGATTGTAGACTGTCTGACCGACACTCTATCAAAATAATTGTATATCTCTCTCTCAAGAACAGAATTGCCATCAAGTCGTTCTGTCTCGATGGACTGGATAATTTCGTTAACCATGAACTCTTTCACAAAAGGCAGTTCTAATACAGAATTCATGTCAAAGGCTGAGAAAACAACAATATTTTTAATTATAAATTCGTCTATCGCAGCCTGTATTAACATTAGTATCAAACCGTAATATAAGGTATTTCTTGTTTTGTCCTTTGCTGACCCCTGGTCGTAGCACGCGGCTGCTGCAAACTCTTTCTTCATCTGATCAAGAATACCCTCAGCATCAAACAGATCACCAATATTTTCTGGAGGGCAATTTGCATTGTTCTTGAAGAACTTAAGATTGTTTATCTTATCGGCGCTAAATGCTCCATTTTCTAAGATATAGTCAAATAAGTTGGCGAATAGGGTACCATAAGCCGGTATGAATTGTTCTTGGACGCTCGCTACAACGTCTTCATTATTCGACGCCAGGAACGATCCGTTACCTATCTGCTGCTCAACAGGATCTACAAATCTAAACACATACGGATTAAATTCTTTCATAGTATAAGCTGTGTTTGCTGGCAATGGAGGAGCTTGACCCGGGACGAGGTTCTCTATCTCTCCAACCAAAAGATCGTCAACTGAATCTAAATTGTAATTCAAACTCAAGTAGGTGCTCGCATTTGGCTGATATTTCGGGTAGTTTATATACAAATATTGATCTGCAGCTTCCTGCGCTGTTTGTTGGGCGCCTAGGTTTAGGTCATAGTTCTGGGGCTCTCCGCGTTGTATATTGTACAACAACCGGATTGAAATAGTTTCAAACGGTATCGGGCCGGTGTTATCATTAGATTCGTTGTAAAATGAAAATGTGGAGCCGTTATCAAAAAGGATTGGAACTTCAAAATTGAAGCTTGTACTTCCATACGGCTGAATTGCATTTTGGAATCTCTTTTTGAAGGCTTCTGGAAAAACATATTTTGTATGCACTACCCCGGACCCGGATGTCTGGTCTTGGATAGATGTAATTTTATCATTTACTTCTTCAATAACACCAGGGACTTCGCTCAAAGCCGAGTCGATAGTGCCAACCACCGTGCTAACATTATTGATGATATTTTGAATCTTAGCATTGTCAATGTCTTGACAGACTCCCTGCTCCGTCGCCGTCTCAATCGCCTCAGTAGCCTCTCCAAAGAATTCAAACATTTCTGTAATAAAGTTTAGAACTGCCGGATCCATTTCAGCTTGTGGCATCTCCAAACCCAGAACTTCAAAGGCACCAGAAACATCCGTATTCAACTCATTAGAAACTGTAGGTTCCAACAAGGACGTACGGGCTGCCTCTAGTGACCCGGCCATGTATGTTTTGGTGGTTCCCAGAATATTGTTAAACAGGTTAGGTAAAATTCTGGTAGCTATTGGGTTCTCTAGGTAGTTCGGAGAATCTGGGCACAAAAACTCAATCTGCGGCGGGACGATCTCAATACCATCTTCGGCAATCCTTATCAGTTCTTCAAGTGCCGGGGTTGAATTGAAGAAATCCTCATCCAAACATATATTGCAGTTCTCCACCACTTGCAAGATATTGTTGTTGATAATATCGTTACAAATTGAAACCGTGTCCACATACTGCGAGATTCTGGCAAAATAACTATTGACGGATCCAATCGTGTTAACATTATTCCTAATCTGTGTCAGAGGATAGGTCGAATTGAAGTCAAGAATCTTCGTGTATGTGAGCGGCTCAACTTCTCTTTGAGAGTTGAGTAAACGACAAACCTCTACAGGATCCAATATATTCGAAACATCCGAGAAGTAATTGTAGACTAGTTCTAATGATATCCCATCTTGAGCAAATTCAGCTTGTAAAAGTTCTTCCAGATTTGGAAAACTCTGGGCTGCTCTTTGGTTCTCGTCCCTTATCCTGCTTCCGACGTCTATAACACCTGTTTCTCCACGAAGGATGGCATCACAATTAAATTGTATCAATTCTACTAGAGACTTGATAACAGCGAATGCACCATTAGCAATAGCACCTAAGACAATGTCTTTTATTTGATCTTTAATATCGCCATTGATTGAAAACGGATTCGCGAAGTCCTTGAACAGTTCGCCCAAATTTGGTCTTTTTATATTTATGTCTTTCGAAGGTGGTGTTGGTTCCGCTTGTAGAGAGGAGGCTGTCTGAATAATTGAGTTTCTGACTGACTGAGTTATCCTAGAGGCTGTCGCACCCAGTCCCAACGTTAAGCAAATAATCGCTTCTTTTGCAAGGGCTTGAATTCCGAACTGGTTTAAAATTTGATTTACAATCTTTTGTTCTTTTGTGGGGTTAGGTCCAAATATTGGAACGTTAAAATTCAGAACGGCGTCTATTGTGTCTACAATTTGAATTCCAGCATTGAGTTTCTTAGCTTTTTCTGCCTGGAGGATATTCTTTTTCGTTTCTTCATTTTCAGCCTTTTCAATTTCTTTTAGTAACTCTTCTTTAGTTTTAAGCGAACTAAACGTGTTCTCAAGCTGTTCTATATTACTGATGTCAATCAGATCGTCTGATGATCTGTTCCCAAAAATATTATTACCAGGAGTAATGGAACCGGGAATATCTCCTATCTGTGGTGCAGTGAAAGACCCTTCAATTCCGAGCGTCGACATAAACCCTGTTATTGACTGTTGCTGTGTTAAATTTGACTGCTGCTCCGAGGATTCAATAATCTCTTTATAATTTTGAACTGTTTTTAGTGCTAAGGGGTCACTAAAAATTGGGTTGTATTTAGAGTTTGTAATAAATCCAATCTTTGCTTGACTGGATTCGCCGCGTGTTACATTTAAAACAAAATAATCAACTCGCACAATATTTGAGTCTGTATCAAAGTACATTGTCAAATAATCGGTATCTAAGAAAGTACTCTCTTTAAGTTTAAAGTCCAAGCCCTCATATATGACACTAAGCAAAGCATTGACAATTCTATTGGTTGTGATACCAAGACTATTTGCGTCCAAAGACAAAGGTATAATCCCCTTGAACAATGAAAGACCGGCGGAAAAGTCACTAATTGTTCCAGTCAACTTGTCTAGCGAACTTGGAGTATTTGTAAATTCAAAGCTCGTTGCGCTTGTTTCGGCGCCGACTTCTCTTACAACGTTGAAGTATGCCAGAGCATCTAGGAAATCAGGTAACTTTTCCTCTTTTTCGTATTCTTCTTTAAGATCATAGATGTTTCCTTGCTGCAATGATAACTTAAATGTATTTTTGATGTTAAATGGACCAGCTCTTTCCAAAGAGAGCGAATCTGAAATCGTGTTGCGAAGCTGCTCGTAGAAGCCACTAAAACTAGTAAACTCAGTATTATTTTTGCCAACCACTAAAGGATAGTATTCTGGAAAATAGTGTTCAATAAAATAATCTGTACACAGGCGCTCTTGGGTCTCTCTGGGCTGGTTGCCTGCGACATTTACATAAAAGCTCATTGTGTTGTCTACTTTATTGACAAATGGGATGCCCGGTAAAGTTCTAGAGATTAGAGATTGTAAAGATATAGCTTCTATTCCTGGAATAGCCATTAGTTTGTCCTATTGTATAAACTTAGAATATATTTGTCGCCAGCAACTCCAGAGTTATCTAAGTAATCGTTAACAACCGCAACGGTGGTTAGGGGTATATCAGCTATCATAGGCACTTGACAATTTAAAGCAACATTAATCGAATTCTCAACGCCGGCCATCATCGTTTGTTTAAAGTCAGGGGCGGTTTCAGTTCCGTAAAACGGTGACATATGCGTGTGATTCTGGACAGCCCTGTTAAAACTTTGCTGATACGAAATAAAGTTATCTAATATCGTACCAATGTTTTCAACGACCTGAAGGAGAGCATTCAGGCAATCTTTGAGATTTTCACCTTTTACCATCGGCTGCAGGTCTTCTGGATCATTCATAGCTATTAAATCAATCCCGTATCCGCTCTTATCTGCGTTTGACAATTCGCCACCCTGTGAGTTAATTGAATCTGTTCGAGTGATAAGTCGGATGTTTTCGCGACCAATAACTCTAATATTGTCTGCCTTAATGGCTATGCCAGATCTGGGTGTTACTGACGAGGTTGAGCCGGCGCCCTTGGGCTTTTTAAGTCTAAAATACCCATCAATATCTGCTTTTTGGCTGACATATATCCTCGCTGAGTCTAAAACGAAGTTTGGATCTGCGTAAAGCTTATTCCCTTTTCGGTCGCGACTGCTTGCGTTGTGCCCTAGGGTTCCGGCAACTATATCTATAGCAGCACAATGAGACTGTCCTTTACCTCCAGCTCCGGAGAATCTGTTTGAATTTCTATCTTTTCCTAATTTAATAGAAGCGTTGCCTTTTCTTATAACTCTCTCGTTGGAAGTTAGAATTAAATCAGGCGTGTCATAGTTCTCTGTCTCTTTTGAGGCAACTCCGCGAATATCAGCTTCTTCAGCTGGGGATGCGTTATCCAATTTTCTTTTCAGCATTGGATCTTTTGGCTCTTGGATAGCCGAGCTTGTTCTTACTTTCCCTGTATCTGACATTTTTTTTATTTAACCTCTATTATGCTTCAGTCCCAAGCCATCTAGCTATCACCCTGCGACGGGTAATTCGCTTTTCGGGATGCAAGGGATCAGCATAGCCTGAATTTACTTCTGCTGTATACGCGGATCCAATAACATAACTATCTGGTTTCCCCACAGCTCTTGGATAAAATACTAAGAAATACCAATCTACCCCTTTGTTAGCCGCAGAGATAGTCTTATTTCCTTTTAGTTTTGAAAAATATTTCTCAACATATGTAAGTTGTTGCTTAGGTCCCATTGTAAGCAATTTTTCTACTGTGGTGCCCAGAGTTTTGGCAGTTGCTGCTCTAGAATCCTCGGGCATGAACTGTATCAATCCTGTGGCTGCCGTATTTCTGTTAAGAGCATAAGGATCAAAAAGCCCACTTTCTTTAGCAAGTATTTTTTCAAATGTTACCAATGGCATCCCTAGCCGCTGCAGCATGGCTTTAATCTCAGGCATAAACTTAGTTTTTAATTTCTGCTGTACAGATCTGTCTAAGATAGCATCGCCCTCCCAAGAGCGATTGCTTTTTTTCTTAAAGGGTCCATCCAAACCACCTCGGGCAACCCTAGCGGAGAATGTATATCCTGAGGGCGCCTTAATAGTTTCGTCACCTTTAGACTCGAATATCTGTCTTCTTAGCTCCTTTAGGTTTTGTGCTTTTTGTTTTGCGGCGGCGACTCGTGGAGATGGAGATGTAGATGTAGTCGGGTTTAGCCTAGAAGAATTCTGACTTGCATCTCGTGATGCACCGAGACTTGTAGGTGATGTAGATTTGTGCATTAACTTTATTGATGAATCTAGAAAATTAATATCAAATATCTTAGAGCCTATCTTTATAATCTGGGGGTTTAAAAATCTTTCTTCGTTGGCGTATATTATTTCCACCAATGTTCCTGGTTCAATAGCTTGCTGGGTGCCTGGGACAGCAGCCTCCAAAGCCAACGAGGCTTCGGGCAACGTCTGGACACGCTCAGCTAAAGACAATCCTTTAATATTTAATTTTCTAGTGTCTCCCTTTTCTAGAGCCTCAATGGGTATAATGACTCTGGGGTCTGCTTCGTGAACATAGACTCTGTACTTGTAGTATACTGCTTCGCCTGTTAGGTTCGGATCATTTGCAAGCTCAAGCTGCCTTGACACATACTCTAAATTTTCCATTGGGCTGGCCGCGACTGGCTGATCTGATACCACAAGAGCCATTACAACCCCGCCAAAGACTGTTTTGGATCCGATGGCATCGGGAGTGAAAGCTTCTTCCAAAACAGTAGAAATCGCGTCTGTGGTGGTTAGTGACCTTCTATCGCCAGATAGACCATCTGCAGGTCTGAGGTCATTCAGAACTCCGTACTCGCTGAACAATTGCTGGGGGGTTATTTCATTAGCCATCTTCGCTGTTCTCGTTTAACAAATCAAATAGCTGCTCTTTATCATCCTCTGTGAGACCAACTTGGTTTGTCTTCTGGCGCTGTAGGATGGCAGCTAGTTTCACCATCTGCTCGTTGGATCTTTGAAGGTTTTCTACATACTTGGCCGCGATTGAACCCATCTCTCTTCTATCGGCAGGAGAGACCTTCATATCTGCCATTACATCCATTAACAAGGATTTGGCCATGGCACGATCTTCTTTGATATTCGTCGTGGTCTCTTCTATGTAATGCTCTAAACTTAAATCTCGCTGTTTTCCCATTTTGTCTTAAACGTCCTATACCTTTTACGAAGCTTGTTAAGATTATTGACAACCTGTTTGGTATTCAAACCCGTAAGCTCTCGGAGATATAAGTAAATAGCTTTTTTATTAAAAATTTCTATTTGCTCAGCAGAGTCCAAGAGAATGCGGACGGCCATAAGAACCTTTCTCTCGTTTTCTTTAACCATAAAGGAGTCCCAAGTATCTATTTCGCTACTCAAAGACATCCAGAACTCCACCTCAGATCTCTTATCATAATAGCTGGGTTCATCTGATATTAGATTCTCATCCACCTCGTTGAGGACGTCCTCCATGAAGATTTCTGTTTGAAGGCGCTTTTTGGTTCTTTTGACCTTGTGTATGAACCAGTTCTTTGTCACCACTGAAAAGTACGAGAAGGCTTTTGAACCCTTACTAGGATCGTACTTGTTTAAGATTGTGGTTAACCAAACTTTACAATCCGCTCTGAGATAATCAATGTTTGGTAATGTTGTAAACCGATAAGTGTAGATTATTTTATCTACCATATCGTCAAATGCAGGCTGTATATACTCCTCGTACAGTTTGGATCGAAGTTCTCGATCTTCTGTATTCGCATATTTAACTATTGCGTCTTCGTGTACCTGCGTAAAATAATGATTTTTCTTGCTCTTTTTCTTCCTCGGCATTTAGTGCTTCCTCTAGTTCTTGCTCTATTTCTTCGTCTATCGTATATTCAAAAATCTCTCTAAAATTTGAGATTTCATCATTAACCTCTCTTATTCTTAAGACCAGTTCTTGTATAATTGGTTCCCCATGATAAGAATCCATGCTATACATGTCTTTTACAAAGACTTGGAATGCTTTAACGGTTAAAAATAAATCAGACATATTATCAGATATAAACACAAACTTCTGTAGTATCCTAACAGCGTACCAAGCTAGGAGTGCATTAGTTATTAATGAAGTGACGAGTGCAATATATATAAACATTATCTATTTTTATTTAGTTTATCTTTTTCTTGTTCTAGCTCTCCGCGCGAATCTTCGATAAACTGCTCTGTAAGTTGGCCGGTTTTATTTGATTTTGTTCCGGACTTTTTCGTTGTAAACGTTGTCAGCATTTTCACCAATGTGGTACCAGAGTCGCACACAGGGCATACAGACTGTGTCTCACTAGAAGGGTGGTATATCACTGATATTTCGTTACACGCGGTACAACGATACTGATAGCGGGGCACTAACGCCTCTTTTCAAGATCTTTCAATCTTCTATCAATGTCTCTTAGGTGCCCTTCAAGCTCGCGAGCTTGATCGTGGATAGCGGTCCTCAAGATTGTTTGAACCACCTCCTTAATTGCTCCTTCAGTTAGAAATTTTGGCTGCTTTGTATTCTTTGACATGTTCTATTCCTCCTCATTAAATTGTACAGTATCAAGATTAATCACTGGTGGGTTGGTAACTACCAACTCTGTATGTGATGAATCCTCTGGATTTACCTGAAAATTCATCTCCTGTAGAACTGGAACAATGTCTGACTGTTCCATTAATGATCTTTGTAGTGCCATCATAAGGGCCCCTACTGCCTGATTTGATAATTTCATTCTATTCTCCTTTTATCAGTTTTAAATCGGCCTCATACATGAGGGCCGCTAGTTCTTCCATATTAACCTTCGGCTGCCAATCGAGGTTTGCTTTTGCTTTTTCAGCGTTACCAAGAAGGCACGGTACTTCACTTGGTCGCAAATACCGAGGGTCAATTTTAACATAATTATTGTAATCTCCCAAGCCGGCATGATCAAACACACATTTCAAAAAGTCCCTAACAGTGTGTGTTCTACCTGTGGCTATAACATAGTCGTCCGGGGAGTCTTGCTGGAGCATAAGCCACATCGCCTCTACATAATCTCCCGCATAACCCCAGTCCCGCTTGGCATCGAGATTACCTAGCCGAAGTTCTTTCTGAAGACCTAGCTTTATCTTGGCGGCTGCCATAGTAATTTTTCTTGTAACGAATGTTTCACCTCGTCGTGGGGATTCGTGATTAAAAAGAATTCCACTACAAACAAACATACCATAACTATCTCTATAGTTTTGTACGAGATGATGTCCGTATACTTTAGCACATGCATAGGGGGATGCCGGCATAAGAGTGGATTTTTCGTCTAAGGGCATCTTAGGATTAGTACCATACATTTCCGATGAAGAAGCCTGATAAAAGCGAGTATTAGGACAAACATTCCTGATTGCTTCCAGAAGACGCAAGGTTCCCATTACAATAAATTCGGTTGTCTCTTCCGGAGTTTCAAACGATACTCTAACGTGGGACTGTGCAGCTAAATTATATACCTCATCTGGCTTATGTTCAATAAGAAGTCTGTGGAGGCAACCTGAATCGTTCATATTTCCATACACCATATGGAAATTCTCATTCTCCATCAGATGATTAATTCTGTCTGTCGTTATTAAAGATGTTCTACGCTTCATGCCGATAACATTGTAGCCTTTTGAAACAAGAAGCTCTGCCAAATATGATCCATCCTGCCCTGTTATTCCTGTTATAAACGCTGTCTTCATTAATTATTCTCCAAATACCATTGCATGGTTTTCTCGATACCAGAATTGAATGAGGTAAAGTTATAGCCTCCGACCAACTCTACAAAACGCTTGTTTGAGCCATCTTTGCGGTATTGTCCATCTAGATTTCCATTATATCTTATCTGTATGGTTTTTTTAATTTTCTTTTTTGCCATTTCAGCCATCTCTCTTACACTAAGGTTCTCATCTGGTGCCACGATTAAGGGGTGTCCTGAGTTGTGCTTGTCTAAAAGCACAGGGATAATCTCCACCAAGTCGTCAACGTAAAGTTGTTGTCTCTTTGGGTTCCCGGTCCCCCATAGTTCTATGGTCTCTCCATCCTTTGCTTTAGCCAACTTCGATACTAACGCTGGGACGAAGTGTGAGTTCTCTGTGTCGAAATGGTCGCTCGGTCCGTATATATTAGACGGACAGAAAGTGGAGTAATTTAATCCATATTGTTTGCGATATGACAGAGTCTGGACATGGAGGGCGCGCTTGGTGTATCCATATGAAAAGTTAGTTTTGGCAGGTGGTCCACTAAAAATATCCGCCTCTGTAAACGGATACTGACTCACAACATCCGGGAATGCGCAAGTACTGAGTGAGGATAACACACGTTTGACTCCTGTCGAATACGCTGCTTGTATAATGTTGGTGTTTATCAGAGTGTTTTGAAGATAAAACTCTGCTTGATTTTCAGAATTATCTTTTATCCCCCCGACTCGGGCGGCTAGATGAACTATCGCATCAGGACGCAATTGACGAAGAACGTCTTCGGTTTGATTGTAATCCTTTAGGTCACATACCCCAGAGCCAAGATATGTCCAATTAGGTTTATGCCTCTTTAGCCTATTCCCTAGAAATCCTGTACCACCCGTGACCAACACTCTCATTAATCTATGTTTCTTAGAGAAGAGTCTTTTAACCTATTCTTCTCCCCTCGTATTGATGGGCATTTATTATCAGTTTGATGAATTAGGTCGTAGAACAAGATCATGCACATTACCTCTACAGTATGAAAATATTCACAATCAAAACTCATTTCCGATATATCCTCTTTTAGGATTTCTGATCTTTGCCCTGATACCATAAACGTATCCATACCGGCGTCATCTGCCCAATGCAAAGCGTTAATAACATTAGATGAATTTCCTGAGCAAGACATTCCTACCACCAAGCAATCTTCTGGGTTTTCAACTGTCGCCATGGTGTCCAGCCACCTTACAAACAGCATCTCAAAGCCATGATCATTTGCATTAGAAGTTATATAACCAACACTATCAAAAGAATATACCGCCTTGTCTGGTATGAGCCTGGATAAATCCGTAGCCATATGACTGGCCACATAATGCAGTCCGCCATTCCCCAATAAAAATACTTTCTTTGCTTTATTTATCTTTGATGCTAGCAATTCGTAATCTTGTGAATTGGTAATATCAATACATCTCTGTTCAATATTTTCAAAATTAATCTTCATTTTATATCCTTAATATTATTATCTTTTCCCATTTAGGAAATCTTCAAAATCAATATACTTGTAAAGCCCATTTAAGTTAGAATCAGGTGTACATGAATAAACTTCCAGCCCATCTATCCCGTCTATTACGCCTCTCGCATGCCGCCATATATTTATAATCTGACGCTCATTCGGCTTTCCAAAATGTACTCCCTTACCAAAGTAATCGCTGCGGAAGTGGTTCACATCGGTGTCCGCCGTGGACTCGTACTCGGCGCGACCATGGACAATTATATCCTTATTTGATTGTTTATCGTCTTTATATCTTGCATCGCATCCTACAAAAGCGATCTCATTGTATCCCAGAGCGTGTAAAATTACAAGACCCATATATCCAGAATTTGGCCAATGTTGAGCATATATGTTTTTACCGGCAGGACCGCTCGGATCGAACTTTACGTCACCCAATGTTAGTCTTGACTCTTTTATACTGAATACGTTTTCCTCATTAACAAACATCTCTTCAGCACTAACTTTATCCTGATCTTGAAAGTGCTCCGGACCATGATTCTCATTGTCTAAACAATCTGCGAGAAAGAACGCTTTCACATCTCTTTCGAGTATAACTTTATTTAGATCTTTATATATTGATCTAAGATCGTTACTATCGATGGATAGATAATATGTCGGATCGAAACCCCAGTCATCAAATGCTATGTACGCGCGGTTGAATGTTATAGTAGGATAATCCTTAAGTTTTTTAATATCTATCTTATTTAGCGATGGACCGGTTCCGATAATCCAAGCTAGCTTTTTTTTACTCATGATGTTTTTTCCTTTTTGGCGAATGACTTCTTAAACAACTCAGCCGCATGCTTTATATCTTTTTCGGTCAGATTTAAACTTGGTCTCAACCTGACTGAATTGAGACCTGTTTTATTACAAATAAGCCCATTTGTGTACAGTTCGCTTATTATTGTATCTCTAAACTCACTGTTTTTTAAATCAAATCCGAAGATTAGCCCACAATTTCTCAAATTTAGTATCTCTGGCATTTCTGATAATGTTGTAAACAACAGTTTAGATATCTTATTAACATTATTTAATATATCGTATTCATTGTAAGCTTTGATAATATGTTTGCATCGAATCATATCCGAGATATCACCATCCCACGTTACTTCAAGTCTAACGCTATTTTCTGGTGAAAATATTTGTGAAAACTTGTCCCTTACCATTATCCCGGAAAGTTGGGTCTTCTTACCAAAAATAACAATATCTGGCACTACGTCAACATGCTGAAAGAACCATAGTTTTCCAGTTCCTCCAAATCCAACCTGTATTTCATCAAAAACAAGGGGCACATCGTATTCATCGCACAGCCTTCTCAATTGTTTAAAGAAGGTCTGATCATAATGAATGTCTCCAGCACTACATTGTATCGGCTCGACCAAAAGGCATGTAATATCGTTATTCCTCAAGCTCTCCTCGACCTTTTGTAAGTCCGGTGCTATTTTCATAGAGTAGTCTTCTGGGAATCCGTTTAATCTCTTGTCCGCTCCGGGGAATCTTGAAGTTATGAAACCACCGTAACCGTTAATGCCATGAAAGCTATTGTGGAAGGATAATATCTTGGGCTTGTGAAATCTTTTATATAATATACAAGTTTTTATGGCCGCCTCAACTGCAAGGGCACCGGTGCAACTATAATGGATGTTTTTAAAAATACCGACGCCGGCATATTCAGTAAACATTTTATCAAACTCAAGGGTCTCATCTGATACAAACTCACAATTATTCATTTTTAACGAAGAAGCTCTCAGATACTCTTCGATAAATTCAGAAGTTTTAAATATCGGATGATTATACCCTAACGGCAATGAGGCATACATTCCGAAAAAATCAAGAATTTCTCTATGAGTGTTTTTATCATATAAATATAGCCCATGACTTTTTTCAAAGTCTACTTTGATTCCAAATTTAGTACTTCTTGCTAAAGACATATACCCTCCATATAGTGCTTTAAATCTTCCTTAAGTTTGTCAATTGATATGCTTGCGTCTTTACCGATTTTGGTCACTCTTAAGTCTTTTATTCCATATGGCAAAATACAAACGATATCTCCATCTGTATTCTTTTTGTCTTTTGTCAGTAAATCGTAGTAATCCTCAATCCTATTTTCGCCAATGTGGTACTCCGTTAAATTATTTTTTAAGTGCTTATAAAAATAAAGATATGTTTTTTTGTTAATAATGTTGTTTTTTAAAGCAATGTAGTTAGCTATGTCCATCCCTATCGTAACAGCTAGTCCATGGCTTATCCTGTAGTTACTTAGAGCCTCGATAGCGTGCCCAAACGTGTGTCCATAATTGAAAACCCTTCGTTCTCCCTTGTCGAACTCGTCTCTCTGCACCATCTCCCTTTTAATTGTCAGACTTTCTTTAATATAACGACCCATCAGATCGCAAGGATTTTGTAGAAGTTTGCTATATTCTCTTGTCATATCCTCCAAGAGGTGACTGTCGGCATAAATATAATAATGTAACATTTCACCAATGCCGGACCTAATATCATCTCGCGGAAGTGTTTTTAAAAACTCAGGGCAGCAGATAATTTTTTCTGGCGGGTGAAAAGATCCTAGCAGGTTTTTAGCGTTTGAAAAATTGATTGATGTTTTACTGCCAATGCAACTGTCTGCTTGAGCCAACAAGGTGGTCGGAAAGAACTTCCAACCGACACCACGATATAGCACAGACGCCGTAAAAGAAGTTACATCTTGAGTTATGCCGCCCCCTACTGCCACAAGTTTGTGATTTCGCTTAAAGCCGCTGGATATCAAAATAGACAGCACTTCTTGGCATGTCTGTAACGTCTTGCTCTCTTCTGATACTTTCAACACGTAGACTCTTTTAGGGTCTACTGTGTTTCGAAATACGGGATATTCGTCATAGATATATTTATCTATTACTAAAAAATCCATGTCCTGAATCTGGGACTCAACCGCCTCTTTTAGAGACGCGTCGAACTCCACATGGTACTTTCCCTTATGCGAAGCAACACTAAACATTTACGAAGCCCCCGTCTACAATTAAATTTTGTCCTGTAAGATACGTGTTATACTCGCTGGCCAAAAATAAAACTACTTTTGATATTTCTTCTGGTGCTGCCATCCTCTTCATTGGAACTTGCTCACACATCTCAGAAATACCCTTTGTACCAAGAATTCTTGTTGTCAATTCAGTCGCTGTAAACCCAGGCGACACACAGTTAACTAGGACATTATGAGCCGCCATTTCGACTGCAAGAGTCTTCGTCATGCCGACAAGCGCAAACTTAGAAGTTGTATAGCAAGACCTCTTTTCTTTCGTACAGTGTCCGAATATTGATGCGATGTTAATGATCCTACCATACCCTCTGTCCTTCATTGATTTTGAAACCGCCTTTGATATCATAAAAGGCGCCTTTGTATTGATGTGCATTATCTTATCGTAATCCTCTTCTAGAACATCCTCAACATAATTTATTTTGTTAATACCAGCATTATTTACACAAACATCAATCCTGAGGGTCTCCAAGAGCTTTACAAAATCATTCAGTTCTTTCCCGTTAGTGAGGTCGTAGGTTGAGCTTGGATAGGACACAACTTCGGCGCCCAGTGATTTAAAATCATCGGAAATGCACTTTCCGATTCCTCTCGTAGCGCCTGTGACTAACACTACTTTATTACTAAAATCAAGATTCATTTTTTTCAGGATATACGTGCTCTACGTCTTCTCTACTAACGGCTAGCCTAATAGCGGGTTTGTCTCCGACAGCAGTAATATGGTGTACTCTGTTTTTTGGTATAAAAACTATGTCGTCCTTTCCAACTATTATCTTTTGCCCCTCAATGTCCCACTCCCATTGTCCATCAACAATATACCACCATTCGTTCCACTCAGGGTGATAGTGTGCTCTGTTGCCCTCTCCGGGCATTTGGTGTATTAGGGTGGCACTATTATTTTCAGTATTAACCACTCTCTTGCTCCAAGAAACCGAGCTATCGAAACTGCTTATGATGTCTTTGACATTGACAGGGATCTCACTATTGGCTGAGTGTAAATCATTAGTATTGACCCCATCTTTTGCTAATATACTGGGGACATCCACTTCAACATGAAGACCGTCGCCATAGTATCTTGGCTCGTAGGTCTCCTTGGACGCCAAATGTCTAGCAACCAACTCAGCTAACTGAAAGTCTTCCTCTTCATCAACATCTATTGTGGAGTGTCCGGTCAAAGTGTAATAGCCTACCTCGCCATCGCCCCCATGATACCCGGAGCCGTACTTGTTCATATTATCTTTATAATTTTCGCTTCTCCAAGCCATCAATCCACAAGCATAAGCTCCCACTGGCGTTACCTCCTGTGAGGGTGGAGAGGGCTTTTTCTTATCAAAATTAATTGCATTTCCGTCATACACACACTCAATTTGTTGCTTATCCAGGGAAACCAAGGTATCGTAGTCACCGGTGGCGACCATTTTCGTAAAGCTTTTAATGTCCTTCACCGACAGAAAGGGAGAAGTTGCCAGAACCTGTACCATGAAATCACACTCTACGTTCTCTATGAAGTCCAGTGAAAAATCATCATTTGTTGCCGAGTCGGTCGATAGGTGAGGCGATCTCTTATAAAATCTAACCCCTTCAGATACTGCTATCTCTCCAATTAAGTCCGACTCTGTGTTAACATATATCTCATCGAAACATTGGCTTTCTTTTACCGCTCGTATGATATATGAGATAAGAGGGATTCCGTTAAGAAGTCTTATGTTTTTTTTGGGTATTCTTTTGCTGCCCAGACGGGCAGGTATCATTGCTACAATTTTCATCTGTTGGTAACCTTTTGTATAGTGTGATTAAAATTTTCAGTTAGATACTTATCTAAAGTCATTTTCTTGCCATAGTGAAAATACACCATCTTGTGAAAATAATTGATTTGCGGCTGTTGCTGGTGTATATCAATCCTCAAATCTGCAAAGTTAGGAACTTTATCAGAATCTTCTCTGAAGTTGTTGTTTGTCATGGCTTCGTTATGATACTTATCATAATATATTTGGCCAAACTTATTCATGTTAAAGAAAGTCATGCCAGTTAGATACAATTCTTTTATATCGTAATTTAGAAGGGTTATAATTCCAGTTAGACCTGTGTTACAGGTTGTTCCCACTTCCTTGAAAATCTTAAATAAATATCCATCACTAACGTTGTGCCAAGGGACACCAGTTGTATCTAAAAAGTCATGGACCCTCTGTATATCCCACATCGAAACCATCGGGCAAACAATGTACTTCATATCCTTTGCGAAGCTCATATTATTCTTAAGGGCGGCGATCTTATTACAATTTAGGCAATTCATTAAGATATCTGTTCTTTTACCGTAATCTTCCCAGTTCTCTTCCTGCATATGAAAAGCTTGGTTTACGCGAACTACCAAATCAAACGAATCAATATATTCCCCCATCTTCATCCCCTTTAAGTGAGGAGATGGGCACACATAAGCTATTCTTTTACCACTAACCAGTTCTGCTAGACTGTTATCTATCTCATAGTCTTCAAACTTGTCAATGAAATTACCTCTTCTGCCAAGATCAGCCAATTGACTCTCTGGTAGAGGTGTCGATGACTGCCAGGGAGGAGCACTATTCGATAGAGGAATATTTATTATTTCTCTCTTTAAGCCTTCATACCATTTAGTGGACATTTACTAGCCTACCAAATAAAATTGTTTTTGTAATATTCGACAATTGACTTTATCTCTTCATCAAATACCTTCTTGGGATTCCAACCTAACGATCTAAGCTTTTCGTCATTTAAGGCATAACGAACATCTTGCCCTTGGCGAGAATATGAAAAATCCACATACTGTTGCCAATCCGCGGTGCCGTGGTGTGCAGCTACTATTTTCCTGACTGTTTCAGAGTTTGCCTGCTCAAAGCCGCCGGCAACATTGTATATCTCATTTATTTTTCCGGATTCAATAATAGTTAAAACTGCTTCAGCTGTGTCATCAGCGTGAAGCCAATTGCGTATTGGAGTCCCACCATCATGCAACCTAATCTTTCTCCCTCTGATAAGATTTTTAACTGAGAGCGGTACTAATTTTTCTGGGTATTGTCCAATACCATAGTTGTTTGTTGGTCGCAAAATAACATATTCTACGTTATACGTTCTAGCCCAGGCAAGAACAAGCATGTCAGCGGAGGCTTTGCTTGCTGAGTAAGGGTTACTTGGGTGCAATAGGTGATTTTCTGTGTGTTCACCATGTTCAATGTCTCCGTAAACTTCATCTGTACTAAAATGAAATAGTATTGGGCGCCGATGGCAGTTCTCTGGTCTGTTGCGTATTAGGTCTAGCAGGTTTCTCACTCCTACAATATTACTACTTATAAACTCTTTACTATCTATAATACTGTTTCCAACGTGCGACTCGGCCGCGGTGTTTATCACATAATCGCAATCGTAGAGGTGTGTTAAATCCTTAATATCTTTTTCTAAAAACGTGAAGTTGGAGAATTGCGTGAACTCCTCTAACAAATTTTTATTTGCTGCATACGTGCATTTATCAATTCCATAAACCATCCAGCCGCGCTCTAGACATTTTCTAGTGACATACGATCCTATGAAGCCTAGGCATCCTGTGACATATACAATCTTCATCTTAGGTCATGACCTCCATAAAGGTATCAACCACCTTCTTAATATATTCAATTTTCTCGTCGGTGTAACCTATGTAAGTCCCCAGGAAAACTGAGCTAGCGGTTGCTGTATGAGCATTTGGATATCTCTCTTCTAAATCAACGCCTTCCGGACGCAAATGAGCATATGCTGGATGATATAAAACGTTTCCGGTAAAATACGATCTTGTTTGGATCTTATTGTATTCCATATAATCAACAAAATCTTGTTTCGTAAAACTATCGTTGTCTTTAACAAGCAGAAGGAATCCAAACCAACACGGGTCCGCTTTCTCTGTAGCCTTTGGTAGGTGAAAATGATCTTCATACTTTTCAAAAATTGAATAAATTTTATCAAAGTTCTCTCGTCTCGCGGACTCCATCTCTGGAAGCTTTTTGAGTTGTTCCAACCCCATTGCTGCCTGTAGATCAAGTGGCTTAAGGTTATATCCTATTTCATCAAAAACATATCTATGATCATACGTCAGTGCCTTGTTGCCATCTAGCCAGTTTTTAAATCGATTCCCACACGCTGTTCCAGACGTCACGTCGCCGGGCTTTAGAGTGTTGCAGTAACAGGCGCGACCCCAGTCTCGGTAACTGGACAGGGCCATTTGAGTAGCTGCTGAATTTGTAGCCACGAAACCACCCTCACCCGTAGTCATATGATGTGCCGGGAAGAAAGAGCAACTCGCGAGATCTCCATAAGAGCCAAGCTTTTTGCCATCATATGTAGATCCTAGGGCATCACATGCATCCTCAAGAAAAATCAAATCATATTGCTTAACTAAGGACATTAACCTATCCATGTCTGGAGGGTTACCCAAAACATGGGCAAAGATTATGCCTTTAATTTCCTTGTTCGTATCGTTCTTTAATACTTGTTCTACTTCATCTAAATTTAGATTTAGACTTGGGATATCAACGTCAACAAACACTGGCTCAAACCCATTTTGGATTAGAGGATTAATAGTAGTTGGGAAACAGACAATTGGAGTTATAAACTTAGATCCAGCCTCTAGTCGATACTTTTTGGGCAGCTTGTTCTGGGAACGCAATACAGAGGTCATCAAAAGGTTGGCTGAGGATCCGGAGTTCGTTAAGATTCCTCGCTTTTTACCTAATAATTGTGGGAACTCTTTCTCAAATTGAGAGGCGTTCTGTCCGAAGATCAACCACTCACTGAGCAGGGACTTCACAGCAGCGTGATACTCTTTCTCATCAAAGTGTGGTCCAGAGTACTTAACCCAGTCTCCCTCTTCCCACTTTTCATTAAGCTTCTTTTCAGAAACATATTCAGTAATTAGCTGTAATATTTGCTCCATTTTGTCAGACATTCTTTTAATCCTTTTCGCAATCCTATTGTTTTAATATTTAGGCTGTCGATTCGAGCGCTACAACCACTATAGCCCAAACCATTTTCTTCTTCTATAATAACATCAAAGGAGCCATTAGTTAAATTCTTATACTCCTGAATGATGTCGCTGATCTTGTACTTCTGGCTGTAACAGGCGTTTATGTCCTTTGGTATGTTACTACTATCATGATTGTTTATGATATGGCTTATCAAGCGCCCCACATCTTTTGAATAAATAAAGTCCATTTCTTTATCTTGGTGGATTACGGGATTTTGCCCATTTAGCACCTTATTGTGGGTCGCTTTAATTAATCTTTGCTCTTCCTCATAAGAGCCGAAGCACCCAAATAATCTAATGTTAAAAATGTTTTTGTCAATGTCTAAAATTTTTTTTGTTATGGTATTTTTAGACATGCCGTAAAAGTCTTTCGGGCGCCTTTGATGTATCTCTTTTTCTTTAATCCGATATATCTGTTGACCCCTGTCAAATTCCGCGCCGGATCCAAAATTAAACATGATTTGAAATCTATCAGAGAAAAAAGACAAATTATCAAACATTGCAATATTATCATTGTAATCTTGTTCCGTGTCCTGTCTCCCTCTTTTCCCGCCCTTAACAGCAGTGTGAATTACGACATCAACCTGATTGTTGCTGAAGAAGTTCTCTACTTGTTTAAAGTTGGTTGGATCAAGAGTAGACCTGTTTGTTAATATTAGTTCTACTTTTGACTCCAGGCCGGCGAAGTACTCTTTCAGTTCTTTTGCTAAAAATCCATTGGCACCGGTAATTAAATACTTCATCTCTTAAGATTCATATATATTGGAGTTTTCTTGTCAAATAGTGTCGTTGAGGTTGTACACCAGTCAACCAGCTGCTCAACATTGGGAGGTCGAACTAGTTTAATGTTGGAGAATGTTGCCATAACCTTTTCGTCTTCCTCAGCCCAATGAGAAAAGCCTAGATACCCATAATCGCGGGATCTTCCTCCACCAATTAACTTAACAGGAAGCTTCTCATGGTCAACGTAATTTCTAATAAACTCAAAAGGACGGTATAATAGAAAAGGTGTAATTGAATAAACAAAAGGTATCTTGCCATCCATCGCCATTCCTGAAGCCATACCCATCATAAGCTGTTCGGAAGAGCCAACATTCCAAAAACGATCTGGGTAATCAATCCTGATCTTGTCCCACAACCCATAGCCCAGATCGCCCGTAAGAACAACTATATCCTCATTGGCTGACATCTCTTGATGAAGAATCTTAGCAAACTCTTTTCTCATCCCTGCAATTCCTCGATCGCAGCTTTATAATCCTGTTCATCCATAATGTGGTAGTGCGCGTTTAGCCCTCGTAAGAAAGAAAATTGATTAACACTTGTATGGATAATTTCTATCTCTGGTAGAAATGCTTTGAGTCTCTTGGTTAGGTACCCCTTGTCGACTGCCTCATAGGCAGCGTATCCGTTCAAATTAGCGTATACCTTTATGTTGGTGACGTTGTGTACCTTTATGAACCTTAAAGCCTCCCAGATCGATCCTTCGGCGCTCTCGCCGTCACTTATTAAACAATGGACTGTTCTTGATGGATCAGCTAGCGCGCGACCTACTGCCACAGTGAGCCCCATCCCTAGACTACCAGTTGAGCAATGCAAATCATCTTTCTCATTTCTATGTGGGTGACCCCCGTGTTTATCAAAAAGTTTTTCGGCGTCATGACCACGATATTTCTCTAAAACAACGTACAGAGCTAAGGCACAATGACCAGACGAAAGAATAAAAATATCGTCCTTCTCCATACCAGCATAGATATCTTCTATAATTCCTACGCTCGATAAATAACTACCAAGGTGCGACAATCTTCTGTTATATGCGATATCTAATATCCGTTTCTTCAGTGCTAGATCTTCCATTGGTCACTCCAATGATCTTGTATCATCTTATCATAATTGACACCCTCTTTTTGTACTTTCCAAGTTGCTTGCTCGGGGTGCCATCTGTAGTTAAATCCGAGCCATATGGGCGCAGGAAATATCATAATTCCGTTATCCGCCAAGCTACAGTATAAATCATAATCGGCAGCGCCGCCATAAACTTCCGGCTTAGTTTGCAATAGACCTTCCCTGTACAACGAAGTGTTATATATCACTGTTGGGGTATTCACAGGGCACCTCTGTAGACTTTGGTCTTTAAACTCTTTTAAAGATGCATACTTGTGTGTGACATAGCCCGTTACGTCCTGTTTATGGTTAACTCCTCTTATAGGACTTTGAAGCGCCAAGATCTGGTCTGGTCGGGTCTGAATGATCTTCATACATTTGTTTACAAAGCTTTTCTCAAGAAAATCGTCGGCTCCCATAACCAAAACATACTCGCCAGTCATCAACTCAAACCCACGAGATCGGGCCTCATCCCAGCAATTAGGGTATATGTTTTTGGCGCTAGAAATCATAAAACTTGGAGACTCCTCCAGAGCAGCAAATTCTGTAGCTAGTCGATTTGCTATTTCTAGACTGTTATCAGTGCTTTCATTGTCAACAAAAATAACCTCTAGATTTTGATAGTCTTGGTTTAGTGCTGACCTAAGACACTCTTCAATCCACTTTTCTGCATTAAAGCAGGGAATTATAATACTAAATTTAGGAATACTCATGTTTATAGCTCTGTCATCTTCTGTACACGATGGATATATGTATGGTTCTTAACTACTTCATTACGATAATACTCTTTTGTTTCATGAGCAAGTGCATCATTTGATAGATATTTATCTATTATCATCATCATCTCATCTTCTGATCCATACATGGGCAAATCCGGGAATATATTTTTTATTGCGGTTATCATATCACTTACTAGAATCCCTGTCAACCCTAGAGCCTTGAAAGTTCTCTCATTAGTATCTAATCCTAAAATTCTTTGATAGTTGTCGTGGATATTTAACGCAATATTGCTATTATACAGAACTCTATTTTCTTGCTCGTGTGTTAGGTTTTTATTAATGAAAATACCACAATCTAATTTGCTCTTCATTAGTGGCTTAAAATGACTGCGCATAATTTGAGCTTTTTCATTAAACCCATTATTAGCCCAGCCTCCCACATAACAGACGTCATGGTTGTTCCTGTCGGATGGATCTTTTTTATAAGATATTGAATCAAAAGCTAAAGGTATATAATTGATCTTTTTCCATTCTTTATAATAAAGATCTTTAATCTCTGGTGATTGCTCTACCCACGTCCAGAGGTGAACGTTATCTAACTCATTTAAATAGTTAATCGCTTTGAGTCCAGTTCCTCCTAGAAAATCACTTGGTGAGTAGCCGCATATAAAATTCGGATGCGAGCCCCAAGGAGATGGAAATTTAGTTGGCTGGACAAATACATAACACTTTTCACTCTTCTTGATTATCTCCATCGCGGAAGAATATACAGACATAAAATGCCTCTGTGTTTGTGTAGTATTATTTTTATTCACAGCCATCTGATAACAAGAAGACAGCGTGTAGTCGTCTACCATAATACTATAGCTACATCCTGATAGTGACTCTGATGCGCTAATCCAGTCACCTAAGCCCTGCGTTGGGATTGACTCATAGCCTAGATTTCCCCAGGCTGCAGAATACCCTCTATATATCGTTTGACCGGCGCCGGCTGGTAAATTACCCGGTAGTAAAACCTTCATATGCCATTAATATCCTTTAATAGATTGGACAACCGCATGTGTGACTGATGGTCTTTGAGATATCTCTGGTATCCGGCCGCACTTAATTTTTCTACCAAAGTAGGAGTTTTCAGCAAATATTTTAGCTTAGAAATCATTTCATTTCGTTGAGAGAAGGTTATGATTTCTTTATCGATTTTAAAGTAATTTTCCAACCCTTTGGTGTTCTCTGTGACCAACAGTGCGCGGGAGGCTGGTACTTCAAACATGCGAGCCTTCATTTGTGTTTTTCTTTCGTGATCATTAGAGTTCTTGCTGAAGTTTATGCCGATGCGACTTTGGGAAGTTTTTGATAACATATCTGTATATTCCAAGCCATGGGTTACCTCTATATTCAAGCCAGCGTCTCTAATCATGTTGATATAGCTTGTCCTATCTTGGTTAAGATGTCCACAAAATATAATGTCTGTTTGCTTGGGTAGCTTCTCTTGTGGATATAGGTTTTTATTTGCGTGCCACAAGCCTAGAAATATGTTTTCGTAGTTTGCTTCATTCCTATATCTTTCCAGATAAGATGGTTCGGGAGTGGAACAAGCAGTAAAAAGGTGGCATGCGCGCGAGGAAAAGTTATCAAATCGCCAAGTGTCATCACAAAACCAGTTGAATGTCTTGACAAGTCCACTTTTTGTATACTTCTCTATCTGCTCCCATGGTTCGTGCGGGGTCATGGCAGGGTTGTTTGTCATACAGCAAAAAATTAAATCAGGCTTAAAAGTATCTACTATCTTGGAATAATCTTTATCTTTTGGATTTACCGTATCATAAAGGTAAACGTCGTGGCCCAGATCTTTTAAGGGGAGGAACACATTCCAATATCCGTAATCTATCCACGTAGCAGTTCCGTTTGTTAAAGTTTTATTTAAGGTTAATAATATTTTCATCTAAATACATCTAATATTTTCTTTGGAATTTCACTTCGTTTGTTTCTCATGACATTTATCAGCTCTGAACCTTTTAGTGAAAACCACTCTTCTTTTGACGCGCCTAAGTTTTTATTGGTAACCACGCTCATACCCATCATTCGCGCCTCGACGGCTATTCTTGATAATGTCTCAGGAGTTTTTGGCAAGAAAATTAAAAATTTATTAGCACCGAGTCTTTCCAGAAAATCTCTGTATTGCAAAGTGGGTATAAGTTCAAATTCAAGATTTTTAATTTTACAATAGTTGACTGCATCAGAAGTATTTTTGTGACTTATGTTAGAGTTCATTATAGAATAAACACTCTTCTTCTCTTTTTTGGCAATTTCCTCTAAAAAGTCAAGCACGTCTGACTCCCACAAATTTCCCCCAACATTTGTTATGTTGTTTAGTTCTAGATTCTTCTCAACTATTTCTTCATGAAACTTACTCTGGCAGATGACTGCTAGGGCTGATTTATAAAAATCGAAGTTAATGATCTCGGACGGCGGTGCGTGATAATTGTCATACAGTGCCGGATTTCTACTTCTTAGGTATTTGTGGTCGTGTTCGTATATAATATACTTTTTATTTTGCAAAAGTGTCTTAACTTGTTCCGATAAGTTAATAAAATTTGAGATGATAAACCAAGAATTTGAGTTTTTTGTAATATACTCTTCATTAACAAGATGGCAATTCTTTTTTTCAACCTCGTAGCCTAAACCACTAAGAATATTAATTAATTCTTCGTTGTTTAGTTCACCGCCTCCGGGGATTTCATTAGAAAAATAGTCAGCAATAAATACTATGCTACTCATGCTCCTCAACATCTAGTCCTTCTAACCATCCCTCAACATCAAAGTCTTCCTCTCCCTCCAGACTTATACCCAGGGCGTTTAGGAAATTTTCATAAAGTTGCTCTTCAGCAAAGTTTTTATGAATATGATTTTTCAATGTTTCGGCCTCTTTTTTCCAGTGAGTTTCTTTCTCTAAGCATTCTTTCAAAGCAGACTTATAATGTTTCTCTTTGGCATATGCCCACTTGGAATCAGCTTGGATTATTCCATCCCAAACTGCATGCGGCTGCACATTCTCTATATCATAGTCTACCTTGATTACTCTTGGCACTTGTTTACCCTTCTTGTTAGGCTTACAAATAAAATCCATCTGTCCCGACCAAGTTGTTGTAATCAGAGGCAAGCCATGATAAGCAGCCTCAAACAAAGGAAGACCATAACCTTCACCATGTCCAATATTAATCATTGCTCTCATTGTGGGATGCTCGTAGAGCCACGCTAGGTTACCAGGAGACATTTCACCATGAATTAGATACACTGTACACTTACGGTCTTCGTAAGGCGCCAGGAGCGTCTGCAGGCGATTTTGTGTAAATTCCCTGTCCGTGATAGAGTCCGACGCTGTATTAGCCTTAACTACTAAACCAACTTCTTCATCGTCAGCAAAGGTCTCCACAAACCACTTGATCGTATTATCCAGATTCTTCCTTGGTCCCCACTGTGCGATCGCAAGGAAATTTTTATCGGTTCTAAAATCTATATTTACTTCTTCAGGATCAAACATTCTAACCGGATAATTAACCGTTTCTACTGGTACGTTCAATCCCCATCCCTTAATTTCATTTCCTTGCTGGTCATTGACATCATACTTTGTCTGTTCAAACACTTTTTTTGAGTGATTAGAAACAACAATTATCTTATTAACTGTTTCATTAGATTTGGATATCCATTGAGGTGAAACTTTAGTAGTCTCAATCCCAGCTGTGTATCCGATATTTATTGGCGCTATCTTTTCAAACTCATTTGGTACCGTGACTTGTAACGAAACATCAAATTGCCCTCCTTGTTGGGCGTACATCTGAGTTTTCATAATAAGATTGTGGATTAGGTCTGACTCTTCATCAACAGCGGCTATTTGCCCAGTTCTTCCCCAGGGGATGTTGATGATATAAATATCAAACAAGTCTGGTCGGGACTGTAACGACCTTAAAGCAAAACGAGCTTGTTCTCCATACCCAGAGCGTGATAGAACTGGACCTTTGATTAAAATCTTTCTTAACATTAGTATACCTTTACTTCGTATGAATCGTAGCCCTTACGGTCTTCCCAAGAGCCTTTTTCTTCGTTTATTGAGGTGAACAAATCATCCCATCTCTGAATGAATTTATCGAACCCAAATCGATCCTCCGACCATTGGCGGCCGGCGAGACCCAATTCTCTTCTAGACTCCGGAGTCATTTCATAAAGTTCCACCAGAGCATTGATAAAATCGTCCTTCTTCAGACGATCCTCATAAATGTATGGAACCTGCTGAGATCCAATGATGGCTTTAGAGATCGGGTTCAGTCCGATGCCAAAAAATTTCTCCCCATCAGTTACCTGATCCTGCAAGCCGCCGGTCATGTTAACCAATATGGGTGTGCCACAAGAAAGCGATTCCAAGGTTGAGAGACCAAACCCTTCGGCATCAGAAATGCAAACAGTAATATCTGCCATATTATACATCCCTGCAAGGTCACTGGCACTGACTTTCTCTCTGGAGAACAAGACTTCACCATTTGTCAGCCCTAGCTCATGGATTATCGCCTCTAGATCTTGTCCATTATTGTCCTTGATATCAGTATGCATAATAAGACAAGCCTTATCGTGCCCTACCTTGTCTAAAAATTCTTTAAACCACCATATCAAGGTGCCAGATTGCTTGCGGCGCGCGTTACGACTATTCCAAAAACAGACAAATTTATCATCCAAATTTTTAGACACTCTCCAAGTCTTAACCTCTTCCACCGAGTGTGGTTTAAAAACATCAGGATTTACAGCATGTGGAATATAAGAAGAATCTACTTCTGGTGTCACTGTCTCAACTATATCATGCGTAACTTTAGATATACATGCAACATGATCATTTGAAAGATAGAATTTGCGATTAAATTTCGGGTATGGATAATTGTCCCAAACATGATAATAGACCATTGGCACGTGTGCCCTAACTTCGTTCTCAATTGCCCATAACCATTCATAGAATCTTGGATCTGTCATAAACCAAAGTATATCCGGCTTTTGTTGTCGAATCATCGCACGGACCATATCTGGGTTTCCGTAACCGTCGACGGGCCAAATAACCCAATCATTACCCCAAGTCTCAGTTTTTTGAGGATCATAACTAGCGTGCTTGATCGCGCCACCAAATGAAACAAACTGGTACTTGCCAGTCTTAAGCATCCCTTCAATAATATACTTTGTTTGAGTTCCGACACCACTCGGAGATAGCGGATGATCGCTAATGGTGAAAATCTTAATCTTGTCTGACATTTAGGTTCCTATCTACAGTGTTCAGTTTTGCGCAATGAACAGGGATAAGGCTTTAAGCAATTAAGTCTATTTTTAATAGAAAAGCCTTTTTGGATATTGTATATTGCTTGGTATAAAATTTTAAGGGCGTTCTCAGTTTTTTTGGCGCCACTTGTTACTCTAAATATCTCTACTCTGTTCTTTTTAGCTGTTCTTTTTAGCAAAGCAAAGTGCGTCTCTACATCCTCAGGATTTAAATTGTGCTTCTGGCAAAAGAAATGTTTGTATAAGGTCAACTGATACGTAACCATCTTTTCAGCCTTTTTGCGGGAATCCCAGCCCCAAGAGCAAGTCTTCCAATCAAAAAGATGGTACTTGTCTCCTACTTTAACAACAGCATCCACAAATCCTTTAAAGTGAAACCCAAAGTTTTCTATCTCTTCGTACAGAAGTTCCTCGGAGGAATACACCTCGTAGTCTCCAAAGTAGCTTTTAAGTGCGTCTTCAACTTCAGCCAGTACCTCGGGTCCAGCAGCGCGCATTTGTTCAACATTCTTCTGATTTACTTCGATATTTTTTTCCGCAAGTTTTTCTAGTTCTTGGTCAAAGCCAATCTGAAACACCTTTGCTTCATCGATGTTCTCACGGAGAAGTTTCTTCTCGCATACATCGTGGACAGCAGTTCCGAATGCGGTGTATTCATTACCCTCAAAGGAAGCAACCTTCTCGATCCAGCTTTTCTTGTGGTAATGCGGGCAGTGGGCCCAATCTTTTAGTTCAGAGTATGATATATGTTTCTTAGTGGTCATCATTTAGAGCATCTACTACTTTCTGGTACAACACCGGACTTATTTTTTTAACATACTGTGGGCTCTCTGTAAAGTATTTTTCAAAGCCATTAGCAAAATATTCCTCAATGGAGGTTGCTCCATATGGGGAGCAAAATAGACCCATCGTGAGTGTTTGAAGCTTTGGATAACCAACCACGTTAGCCAAAAAGTCATCAAACATCTTATTGTATTCCAACATCTCATAGCGAATGCGCGGCATCTGATCAAACCCCTCGCCCTGCAACAAGAAATACAGCTTCCTTCTTTTACCTAAGAACTCTGCCAACATTCTATTATCATAGATAGCGTGCGGATTTTCGGATTCTACAGCGTGAGCCGCTTCGTGAACAAAGTTCTCAATCATATCCTCGTTCGTAGGTTCACCTAGTTTCATGTAGATGGCCCCGTGGTTATAAGCAGCGTTACGTCCGTCAAGAGCCGCATTATCCGAGATATAACATATGTCAACGTTTCGCAAAACAGACTTTGGTAATATCCGTTCTATCTGATGACAGAATAAAGGAATGTCTACGGCTGGTTCTGTTTCACCGTAGACAAACACTGGAATATCGTAGATGTAGTACTCTCTACTAAACATTTTGCTTTTCCATCGTTTCAACGTCGGCTAGTGCCTGTTCGTATCCACGAAGAAAATTCTCTTCTGCAACTGCTAGTAAGAACTCCGGGAACTCAGCCGCAAAGACTTCAACTGCCATATCAACAGTTACATCTTCGGTCCGAGCCAATCTCTCGCCAATGTAATTAACGACTAGTTCTTTGAGTCCCGTCTCAGAACTCACAGTTTCATTTAAATCTATATTTTCCATTTTAACCTCACAAATTTTGTGCGGCGAAAGTAGCAACTCTTGAACGTTCACCCTTTAGGAGGGTTACGTGAGCAGCCAACTCAAAGTCTTTAAATTTCTCAACAGCATGAGTCAGGCCGTTCGTCGTAGCATCTATGTAAACGTTATCAATCTGTTCCACATCGCCAGTCAACACAATCTTGGTTCCTTCACCAACTCTTGTTATTATAGTCTTTAATTCGTGAGTTGTCAAGTTTTGTGCCTCATCAATTATAATAAAGGCTTTTCCGATAGAGCGGCCGCGGATATAAGTGATTGCTTCAATCTCAATCGTGCCCTTCTCCAAGTACATATCCAAAGTAACCTTGTCATTTCCCATTAGGGTCTGAAGGTTGTCTTGAATTGGCATCAACCAAGGAGACATCTTTTCCTCCATCGTGCCCGGTAAGAAACCTATGTCCTTTCCTAGCGGCTGTACGGGTCTAGAAACGATTAGACGAGTGTAGACGGATGATCTGTCGTCTAGGGTCTGTTCAAGAGCTGCAGCGATCGCACAGAGCGTCTTACCGCTACCTGCTTTACCAATCGCAGTGATAACCTCAATGTCTGGATCCATAAGAGCGTCAATCAAGAAAGATTGCTCTTTGTTTCTCGGCTTGATCCCCCACACTCCTCTTTTTTCTTTACGCAATTGTCTAACCGGCGTATGTTCATTGAGGAACCTTCCCAATGCAGTCTTCTTTTCATTTGCATTGGAAATCAGCATCACATATTCATTTGTCTTGAGATTTCTGCCTTCAAGATAAACGTCTTTTTTATCATAGAATTGATCTATTATCCCATCGTCTACTAGAACCTCTGAGAAACCAGTGTATATACTGTCACTGTCATCGACAATCTGTTGATTTTGGAAATCCTCACAGGGCAGCCCAATAGCATCCGCAATAACCCGCATGTTAATGTCGCGGGAAACAAGGATAACTTTTCTTTCGGATTCCCTCGCGACAGTTCTGGCCGTTGCGATAATAAGGTGATCAGGGATCTTAATGTCTAGATCTTGCGGTAGGTCATCTCTGTCTATATCTGCCGCAGATATTGATTTAACAATCCCCAGACCCTGGCGAATGCGTACACCTTTTTTGAGGCTGCCTTTGGAGCGAAGTTCGTCCCAGATACGAATAATCTTTCGCGCCTGCACCCCTACAAGGTCTTGACGCTTCTTATGCTTATCAATTTCCTCAAAAACTTTTAAAGGAACGTATACATCATTGTTTTTAAAAGCGTATATTGCGTCTGCGTTCGTTAGATAAACACTGGTATCTAACACATAAATCTTCTTACGGCTCATTACAACCCTATTCTAAACTAAATAGGCAGTACTTTTAATAGTTTCCTACTTTTGCTATATCACCTGATGTTAGAACCTCTACTTTTGACGGTTTTAAGTCACCGTCGGACAAAGGAGGTGGTTCCATTCCAGCATCTGATACAAGCGTTGAAGAACTTTGGATTTTGCCGCCGCCTACACTCCATAGCATTTCGATGCCCAATTCTTCGCACACATCCATCTCTGGAGTATTATCAGTTTTGCGATCTCCACCATTAGCAAAATAATCTGGCTTAATCCTCCGGAGCGCTTCACATACGGTACCGTCCCTATCATCAACATTAGTTGTTTCTCCGGTTGCAGTAAAGCCTTCCAGAATCTCACATCGCTCATCAAATGGCATAAAGATATAGCCCTTCTTTCGCATTAGCCAGTCATCTGAATTGACAATGACAACTACGTGACCATATTTAGATGCTTCCTGAATCATGCGAAGGTGTCCAATATGTACAGGATCAAACCCTCCCGAAACACACACGGTTGTATAGGGAGTCGATCTAGGTTCACTACTCATCTTCATCGCCCTCTGTACTGGAGAGAAAGTTTCTCTCAATAGCACCAATCGCTTCTTCCGCGTCTGCCAAATTACCAATTGCAGCGGCAATCTCGCCAACAACGCTTGGATGCTCAGCGACCCCCATGGGGTTATTCAAATACAGTTCAATAACAGCAATCGCCTCTTGCCTATCTGCTTCAAAGCGGGCCAGGGTTGCTCGTACTAACTGTTCAGCCATCATATTACTCATTTTTCTCTCCTATTATAAAATGGTCGGCGTGGTAGGATTCGAACCTACGACCCCCTGCTCCCAAAGCAGGTGCGCTAACCAGACTGCGCTACACGCCGAAATGGTGGAGATGACAGGAGTCGAACCTGCGACCTGATGCGTGCAAGGCAACTGCTCTCCCAACTGAGCTACATCCCCAAAAATATTCAACTTTATGGAGCCGAGAACAGGAGTCGAACCTGCGACCTGATGATTACAAATCAACTGCTCTACCAACTGAGCTATCTCGGCACGCTGACCCATAATACCTTATAGGGCAGGTAGTTTACAGGACTTATTATTTTGACCGGGAACAGTCCCTCACTTTCTGCCCAATGAAGATGACTGACCTCTATATCCATAGTCAGAACATACTCTTCATCAAGTTTGGGGTAATGAAAGTTGTAGTGCCCCATTGTTGATGGGTACACAATTGTGTCTTTTTTGATTTTCATTTTTCTACTATACATGATATTCTCTAACAAGTCAAATTAATTTTGTTAGATAGGGTCATACAGACTTTCGTCCTCGTACTCCTCTGGCTCCTCTGTGTAGAGGACAATTGTATAAAGCCCATTCCAATCTGTTGGAATCAGCCTTCTTAATATTTTTGAATCTTCTCGGGTGTCGGCATGAACATACAAAGCCATACCGAGAGTACTTTGGCTAACATCATAAAGACCGCGATCCCCGAACTCTGTGATTGCTTTGAGGATTAGCTCCTCTTTTTCTCTCTTTGAGAGACGATTCTTTTTGCTGGACACTAGCTTTTCTTTCTTCTAGTCTTTTTATGAAGCTTTTCAAACAAAAGCTTCTTCCAAAGCGTTCCCTCTATTTCTTCCTCAGACATATTCAAAGAATACAAGCCAGCAAGAATCAAACGGATTTCACGGTTTGATAGATATACTGTTTTCAAGAACGCTGGAATCTTTTTATTGTTCTGGTCTGCCATCTTTTTATTATCTCCTTCCACTAACTATAAGTAGTTGGAGATTTGTCTTGTCGTCTTGCTCTTAACCCTCATTGCAACATCATTGCGCTAAGAATACGCTATATTCTATATAAGTCAAGAACCTTTTTTAAGATAAACACCACTATTAGAATTATATCTGTTAGACATCGTCGGCAATCCACCATATTCTGGATCATCAATAACTAAAAACATATCCAATGGAGGATTGGTCTCGGGCCGCCAGCTGAACACCAACAATCTCTCCTCTTCATACCAGTACCAATCAAACTCATTATTTTTAACAAGGTCAAAAACATTGACGCATCCATTTTGATTATTTGTAATCGCTGGAAGCAGGCTATCATACAAAGCATGCCCTGAATATAGTTCAACGTTTTCGCCACAGACTCTTACTCTTCCTTCTTCTCCATTGGGAAACTCAACAGATAAAGAAAAGTAGTCGGCTACCACTATTTCAGAAGATATGTTTCTTGCAAAACAGTAGACTACTATACCAAGTGTATTTTGACTGTCGGGATACCCAGTGCCCCAAAGGCAAGACATGTCGAACATATAATCGCCATAGTCTGTGTCAGCTACTGGCTCTGGGTTTTCTGAGACAACTGCGCAAGAGAATAAAAAGAATATTAAAGTAAAGAATACTCTATACATCTTATATTAATTATTATTATATTAATATTAATTGTATATTGCAAGTAAAATTTATATTTTTTTTGGTGGAGGTGGTGGGAATCGAACCCACGTCCAAAGTATTTCCAACTTCAAGTCATTCACAGGCATATCTTGTTTCTCTAAACAAGCAAAGTATCAAATTCGATTCAATCCGCTCAAAAAGGAAAAAGCGTTCTTTTTTGTTTGTTCTTCTTGGACACCCGGCGAAGAACAACCGGGGATCAAGCAGCTAGTGCTAAACCGTAATCTGCGTCGTTTGCAGTTAAGTGGTTCTAACTAATGTTTAATGTGATTAAGTTAGCTGTCACAACCTGCACTATCCATCTTCCCAACCCTGTCGAAACCTGTCACCCCCCTTATTTTTCTTCTTGACAAAACGAAAGAAATAGTTTATTCTTTGTCCATGCCAAATTTTCTCTTTATATCTACCCACGAACTTGGATTAATACCCAATATTCTTCTTATCTCTGCATTAGTGTCAGCAACACTAATAACTGCATTATACAGTGCTTCCTTAGAAATATCAACTATTTTCGACCAAAGATTAAAGCCATACAGCTTGCCATTGGTAAGCTTCATGGAACACTCTAACTTTAATCCTATAACTTCTTCAAGAGTTAAAGCAGATAACATTATTTCAAACGCTTCAGAAGACTTACCTTCATTACGTAATGTATTTGATAGTGATTTGTTTCTACTAAAACCCTTTTCTATATTAGGGTTTGTCATATTCTACTGTTCTAAAAGTTTGTCTATTAAACTCTCTAAATTAATATCCATTCCTTCTTCCAATTCAAAATCAGGAATGTCTGTTTCTGGATCCCCGTCTTCTTCTGGAGAGGCAGTGGGCTCATCTGGCTGTGCATCTTGTGCTGCTTGTGGTTCCTCTGGGGTTGTCGACAATTCTCCTTCAAATTTGTCAAAGTATAGCGCAAGGTTCTTCAGAAGGTACTCTTCAAACATTGCAATGTCGTTGGGGTTATCGAGGTTATCGTATGCCACAAGAATATTCTTCTCAATGTCCTGGAAGTCATCATATGCTCTGTTGCGGCCGGTCTTGTCGACACCCTCTAAGCCAAACTCTTCTCTTTCATCGGGCTCTTCTGCTGGCTCTTCTACTTTATCTTCAACGTCGATAAATGCTGGGTCATCCTCGGGCTTGTCGGAAATGGTGATATCAACATCTTCTTCCACAGCCTCAATCTCTTCGTCTTCGCCGGCTTCCTTACGGGATTCCTCAGGTGCAAGAGACATGTCGACAGCATTAAGTATGTGGGCTCTATATGAATCTCTCTGTTGCTTATCGGTGGTAAGGGATTTATATCCTGTTTCAAGAACGGATAATAAGTTAGAGTTCTTAAGAAGATCTTCTAAAGTATTAATGCCAGTACTTTCATGTTTCGCCACGGCCGCAACATTACTCTTCTCGGATAGTAAAGTTCGTATAGCAGAACGAAGCTCATTTTCTTCGTTTAATCTTTTTGTTTCTCTTCTACCTAAAACGTGGCGAATGGCTTTGCGCACATTCTCCCGGAGCATTAGCTCTTCTGCAAATTCTTTACGATCAATCATTTTTAGCCCACCGATATTCCTAGTAAATAGTTCATTACTTCAGTAACTATCTCTTCATCTTCTTTAATGAAGTTCTTGGGATGCCTCTTCTTTTTCTTCTCGGAACCCACAATACTTGGGGCTCTGCCAGAAAATCCTGCAACAGCGCCTGCGCCCATAGCGGACATTTCCTCAAGCTTTCCTTGAAGTATATCATATATTTCTTGATTATAAAATCCCATAATGGCTTCAAAGTCCTCTATTGAGGCTCCCTTAAGAGCATTTCTTAAAGTTGTCCCTGACATCTCGCCAAACCCTGGAACGTCAATTTCAACGTGCGGAGCAACTGCAATGTATCCATGTTTGTCAAGTCCCACAAGCTCTTCTCCTGGCCTGTAAGTTTTGTAGTAGGCAGGAATGCCTTTCTTGGTAAGACCGTCTAGATTGGCAAACCTGGGACTGTCACGCATATCCTTGCCTCCGACCGCGAATATAATAGCCGTCGATGCTGGATCGAAGTCCTGAGTAAGCTCCACAGCCTGATACGGATTTCTGCTCATTACGATTTTGTCGGCAGGAACGCCATGCGCGACCATGATTTTTTTCTTTTCTTCAAAATCCAGCGGAGATTTCGGACCCATTTT